ATTGCGTCGTAATACTCCCAAGCCTCTGCCTGCCATGCTGATGAAGATGCGTGACGACGAGTCTTAAACTGCTCAAATTCTCCCTTGTCGTTGACCTTTACCTGCGCAGCGGCAGCAGTCATAGAGCGTGGAGTGTTGTAAGAAAGAGGTTGTGGAGTGTTTGAGTTTGAAGTAAAGATTGATGAAAGACCAGATGGCTTTGGGGCCTGCTGCTTTATAACTACCTGAGTGGAGCGATTAGTTGAACGCTTTTTACGAGGCTTCGGCGTAGTAGCAGGAGTCGCTGACTCTACTGCTGGCTCTTCTTTTTTGAATACGCTCATTGGCGATTCTCCTCGTCATGTTTGTTACGGAGCATGAAGTTACTTATCCTCATACGCAGTTAACAGCCCTGCCACTGCGGATAAGGCGAATACCAAAGCCACAGCAATAGTTACTGTAGTAATGATAGCAAAGACTGTAAGAACTGATGCTATCCAAAGCGATAAACACCACTCGCAGGTTAGCAGGTACCCAAGCTTTTTTGTCTCTGGCGGGAAGTGCTTCCACCACCAATTACGGAAGCCCTCAGTAATAACGTCTCGCGTTATTAGTCTAGTAATGCGATAGGTCGCCAGTCCTAGTACTGCAAACTCAAACCAACCAATCATGAAGGGTCCTCGCTAGACATTACGACGGCAGAACCGTAGGGATTCCAGCCTCTAAGCCTGGAGCCGCACCCGCAGTTGTCGTCTTTGGTTATGGCAATGATTTTGCCTGAGACAGTCAAAATGTGGCTTGTTTTGCCTTCTTGGCTCATATCCTCGACCTGCTCTTTAAAAACCACTGTAGGGCCTTCTGGAGCGTCTTGAGCAATGATGAGAATGTTATTAATAACTACAGCTCTGCTTCTATCTACACGGCGTGTCCCCTGAGGAGCGTCGCCTTTTGTCTGTAGTTGGGTAAAGTCCTCGAGTGAGCCTGGAGGGGCAAGCTTGATAAGAGCTGGAAAGACATCGATTGCTTTGCGCATTAGCTGGTGTACTCCGAAGGGATGTAGAACTCTTCCCAGCCTAAAGCGATTTTTGCGACGCTCAGCGGAATGAGTAGCGGACGAGTGCGTTCTGTCTTTTGGATTAGCTCGAAGACTTCCTCTTTTGTGTGGGCAAGGGTTGCGTTGCGCCAAGAACGGTTAGAGGTCAAGGACTTAATCGGAAACGCCATTGGATAACTGCTTGTCTCAGAGGTCATGGTTTCAAGAGCGCGACTCTGACGATTGCTTTTAGACTTTGGGTTTACCCACACAACTATGGCAAGGTCTTCCTCGCTGTAAGTGCCTGTAAGTGTTTTGTATTGACGGCCCATTACTTGCTCAGCCGTCTTGCCATGGCACGGTAGGAAACTCCTGCGGCCTCAGCGATAGAAGCGGTTGGGACGCCCATAGAGCGAAGTGTGCGAGCAATAGAAGTCAACTCATCGTTAGCCTGAGCCAATGGGCTGTCAGGGGCTGTCTTAGCCCTGTACCGCTTGGCTAGGTCACTTAGCTGCCTCAAGCGTTGACGCATATCTGCAGGGACTCCTGGGCTGATTGAGCGCAAACGGGGTGCTGACTTAGTGGGAACCGAAGTCGTCAATGACTTGGGTGGAGGAGCAGGGATTGCTCTCTGCTGCTCGAGAGGCGTGGCTCGCTTTACCCAAAAGTGAATGGTTGTCTTCGGACGTTGAGGGTTGAGGGAGTTGCCAAGAACTTGCAAAGACCAGCCAGCTTCCCAGAGGGAGCGTAGGCGGGACTCAGCTTCGGGGCGCGGCAAAGCAGCAATAAAAGCCACTTCATCCTGCGGTAATAGAGTTCTCTGGTCCATTTACTTATCGTACAGGGTTTTTACGGAAGCGTACGGGAAAACAGGAGCTAAATCATTGTACGAAGCAGGCGAATTACTGAACCTTTACGTTAAAATGCTTTTGGCCTGTGAGACGGCTTCCGTATATTTTGAAACTTTTTCAAATCGTTTCCAAGTTATTTTTCTAGATTTTTCTGCGATTGCTGCAAGTGCTCGTGGTCATGTAATTTTTGCTGTTGTGTTTGTTTGCATGATGTTTTTTGTTGCGCTGGCTGGTTTTTATCCTGCAAAACAAAGACGATTGCCAAGAATAAATCTATGTGCATAAACAAAAGTAATCATTGAGGTAGAAAGTTATACAAGCATGAGATGTTGTGATGACTAGTCATGTTGTTAGGTTGTTGTGATGTCATGAGTTGCCAAGATGTCTAGTGTCTTTTACATGTTGTTTAGTTGTTAGCACTCTCTCACCTAGGGTGATAGTCAGACACAGAGATGACACACCTAGTCACTTGACTTGACAAATGTCAGGTAGGTATTATGATTGTGATTAGTAGGACAAGCCTACAAAACGACGAAGGGACACAAGGTGCCTAAGCACACACACCTAGTAGTTGCCTACAACCACGAAACCAAGACCTTTTGGTTTGATGGTGATGGGTCAAGGGAATGGATACGCAGAGCCATGGAGATAGAAACTAATACATGGTCAGACGAAGAGGAAGCCTATGTATCAGTAGATAAGGCTTTAGAAGATGAAGCAGTCGAAGCCCTCAACCGCATGGGAGTAGCAATAGAACAAGACAACTGGCAGGAAAGGTAATCCGCATGACACTAGCAATTCAGATAAAGACAACAGGTGAGGTCATTGACCTAGACCTAACCGCAGACAGTCTTCAGACTCTACAGACCGCCGTAGGTGGGTGGGTGCAGGCTATTGACCTAGATGAGTCTCTCACTATGTGGCTCAACGAGGAAGGAAAGCTCATAGGACTACCGCACAACCCGTATGCACAGTTTGCATGGGACAAGAGGTTTGGGGCTCATACAGACTACACAGTCGGAGATGTAGTCTTCACAGGGGGCACAGATGACGAGGGCATGACCTTAGGGCTTGACCAAGACACCGCAGACCAAATCCGCATGATGGTTCAACAGGTGGCGCAGATTATCGAGCCACGAATCGAAGTAGTCTTCTAAGACTTGACGGGAAGAGCCCTCCGCAAGGGGGGCTTTTTCGTTATCAAATTGTTACACGACACGCAGGGAAATCAGTTTGACAAAGTGCAGGAAGGTAGTTACCTTTATCCCATAAGCACAAGGCTTATACATAACGACGAAACGGGGAACAAAATGTCAGCATACGGAACCGCAGTAACTATCAAGGGCACTACTTACTACTACATTATCGACACAAAGGCTCAGGTTCGTGAGTTGCTCCTAGGTGCTACCGCACCTATCGAGAAGGTCGTAATCATGGAGGAAACCCGTGGTGAGCCTCACCGAGAGATGAGTGCTCAGGAAATCCTTGACATTGTTCTGAACCACCCAGAGGTCAAGTACGAAGAGCAGGAAGAGGTCACAGTCCTAGCAACTACCTCAGCCTAAGACTTACAAAGAGAGAGCCTCCCGCAAGGGGGGCTTTTTCTTTTGCGACACGCCGAGAAAAATAAATGCAGAATAGACTTGACAAAGTGCAGGAAGGTTGAAATACTTATCCCATAAGCAAGAAACGACGAAAGGAAACAAAATGTCAGGCTACTACCCAGAAGGCGTAACAGGAAACGAATACGCAATTGCAGGCGGACGTTCGTTCGACTCAGTTCGTGCAGAGGCTTGCTACAACGAAGACTGCAAGATGTTTGAAGTCGAGGACATTGAGGCAGAGGTTGAAATTGAATTAGCACACGACACCGAATACTACGAGTGGAAATGCCCTACATGTGGCGAGACTCGCGACATTGAGAGAAATGTGGAGGAGTGGTAAAAATGATAAACCTAATAGAAGACCTAATGGGAGTTCGCCTAACAAAGCGTGGGCGTTATGTAGTAGGCACCGCATTGTTCCTAGCGTTCCTAGCAGTGTGGGCGTTCCTAGACAACGCAACAACTCCAGAGGCTTGCAAAGTTCCCGTCGAACAGATGAGCCAGTTCTGCAAAGACCTCCTCTATCCGTAAGAGGAAGAAACAAGAAAGCCCCCGCAGAAATGTGGGGGTTTTCTTTTGCGCCAAAAATGGAGAAGACTCCGAGGTAAAAAATACCTCAGAGCCTCCTCGTTTGCAGTTCTAGTTCCCTGAAGACGCAGCTTTTCGTGCTGAGTTCTTCTTATCTACGGCATTAAACACTTCGTTAATTTCTTCCGAAGTTAGCTTTCCGTCCTGTAGATAAGCACGACTTAGCCCCTCAACCACAGTCGCAACTCCACCGATACCTGCCATCAGTACTGCCTGCCATAGTTCGACGCCAGCGATTGCGCCCGCACCAACTACCGACAGACCTGATGCTGCAAACACTGCCAAGACTCTATTGAGAATCTGAACAGTCTTTCCTTTATTTATTGCCATAAGTGCCGTCCTTCCATGGTCGCACCTAGACGTTGTGCAAGGACGCAACAACGCCCAGCACCTCTAATGGTAAGAGAAGTACTGGGCGTTGATTGGAAAGAATTAAGCGATAACTTCTACCGCAGTGCCCTTAAATAGCGCAACAATGACTGGTTCGTCGGTGCAAGCATCTGCTTTAACTTTTGAGTCTTTATGGAACGCAGTGAGAGCCACGAGCGTTGCATCACCAAAAGTTCCTCGCTTGTCGTCGCCCGCATCAGAGAAACCAAGTTCAATGAGTCGAGACTGGACAGATGCAACTGAACGAGAGTTCTTTGCACGAGAGTTGTGCTTCAGAGCTGAGAGCTGTACGAATACACCAGCCCCTGCCAATTTTTTACCTTCAGATGGTGCTGTTGCTGTTGGTGCAGCGGCAGCTTCCTTCTTGTGGGCATGTTCCAGTTCTGGTTCTGGCTTTACTTCTGGCTTTGCTTCTACAACTACCGCAGGGATAGTTGTTGGTTCTACGGCGAGCGCAACTGGCTCAGCCTTTACTTCCTTGTTCTCTTCCATAGTTCTACTTTCCTTCTGGGTATTGGTCAAGCCACTTGTAATACGAGCCAGCCTTACCACCATTGTAAGCGTTAGGACCTATACCCCATGAGCCCCAATCTTCTCCGCCATTGCTCATGTGATAAGCAATTTGTGCATTAAGGACTGGGTTCCAGAGGTCAGAGTTCTGCTTCAAATCAAACTTCTCACGGCGGTCTTCTCCAAGCCCACCAATCATGTTGATTTGGAATAGACCGTATGAGTTGTCGCCTGTGTTGGAGTTGCCATTGTGAGACTTAGGACGTCCAGTGGATTCCTTCATCACGATAGCCCATGCTTCCTTCAGTGCTTTGCCTTCAAACCCGACGAGGCTGAGTAGTTCCTTCAGCTCCAGAGGGTCAAGTTGTTCTCTTGTTGCAGCGAGCTCTTCAAGGCGGCTAACTTTTTTTACCTCGGCTAATGCAGCCAGGGCTTCGAGTCTTTTCTCTTCCTGGATTACCGCAGCAGCCTGGTTGGCTTCTGTTACTGCTGTTGCCTGAGCCGCAGCGATTGTTACTGTTGTTGCTAGTAGAGCAATAGAGATTCCAAACACGATTGCTTCTGGGTGAAAACGAGATGACTTCATTCGGTACTCCTTCTTTAGGGGACAGGGACAGGTCGCAGTACTACGCAACCTTTGGGGCTACCGAAAGCCCGAATGTCAATTTGTCTAATACGTCGCTCATGTATAAACCTTACCAGAGGGTCACAAAGCCCCCCGAACCTTCTAAGCGTAGGTCAAGGGGGTCTTTTTTGTGACTTATCTCACGAACCCAAATGCCCTTCGGCAGTCAGGTCCAAGCATCAACTCTCGCGAGCGCGGGTCTGTTAGTTCAGCACCGCACTTGCCACAGCACTTGTAATGTTCAGCAAACTTGCGTGCATACATGTACGGGTCTTTCTGGATTATCCGTACAAATGCGAGGGCGTCCTCCACAGCAGGTCGTACACGAGTGAACGCTCCTACTGAACCAAACAACTTGTTCATTTGCAGACGCTTCATGTACTCCTTGATTTCAAGGAACACGAGGTCCCCGTGCACAGGTTGCTTCATAAAGTCAAGCATCAACTCATCAACAGGGATTGCGTACTTAGATTTAGGCACAGTTGAAAGTGCCTCATTTAGTTCCGCAAATAGACGCTGACGAGCTTCCTGCTCAGGGGTTAGCCCCGCAGCAGACTTTTTTACCTCAACAGCATCAGGAAACCCTAGGAACATTGAGATGTACCCAGATGCCTGCTTCTTAGTCAAGGCTGTCTTCTGCTCAAGAAACACATTGAGAATAACCGCAGGGATTTCCTTCTGAGCCATTAGGTCATCAAGAAACTTCACCTGCTTCTCAGATGCAACTTCTAATACTTGTGTCATTTTCGTCCTTCCGTATCTGTATTACATAACTTACCTGACTTTTGCAGGAAAGTCAAGTCCTACTTTTCTCTTGATGCAAGTAGAGCAGATGCCACCGACACAAAGCCAAAACCATTTGCCAATGTGTTGTTATCTAAGAAAGCAAAGGTAAGACACCCTGCTCCTGCAACCGCAGAGATAACCGCAGTCCAAACGATTCCTTTAGGCATTTTGAGTCGTCCTTTGCTTGTCTGGACGAGTTCTACCAACCAATCTCGCACTTGGGTCACGAAGTGTTACTCCTTTCGAGTTGATTGCTTTCCTTGCTGTCCTATACGCCACACCAAGTTCAGATGCAACCGTTTCGATTGCCATGCCCTTGCTGTAGAGCTCGGCAGCCTGTTCGGCTATTCGAGTGCTCTTCATTTTTACCTTTCGTCATTGTTTAGTTCCCAAACATTTCTGGGAAACACTTTTCCATTGTGTTGAAGCAATAGCCTTCGCCCTCTACCCACCAGATGCGTCCCACTAGTTCATACAAACCATAGAGAACAAGCACCGCAAGCACTAGAGCCAATACAAACGCCCAGCGTCTACGAATAATGTACTTTCGTTCCATTTTCCATGTTGCCATTTGCTTTTGTCCTTTCGTCATTTTGTTTTGCAGGATAATTATTGCAACCTTCCTGCAAAAAGTCAAACAATTAGTTCTTCGGCGTGTCGCTTCCGTATGAGTCGCCCTGCCAAACCTTTGGGTCTTGTTCTAACAAGAACTTCTCAAAAGACTTGTTGCAAAGTGCCCACTCGCTTCGCTTCTCACGAATAAGGTCAATGGCTTCACGAGCACCCATGCCCTCACGAATAAGAACCAACGCTGTGATTAGTCCTGAACGATTCCAACCTGCTTGGCAACGAATAAGAACTCGCTTGCCACGCTTCCAATCGGCATGAGCCAATCGCACGATGTCAAACAATTCTGTTGTGTCCATCTTGTTGATGTCTGAATCCCAGACACCATAGCGAAACTCTTTTACGAACCAATCAACAGGATTAGCGTCCGCATACATTGTGATAACGGTGTCGAAGCTTTTGGTTGTAATCATTGGAACTTTTAGTTGTCTATCAACATCAAGGTCATCTGTTCCACCTTGCCAAAGTCCGTCCAACACTTCTGACCACAATGGGTCGTAGTAGCGTCGTCCAGCCTGACCGTAATCTGGTCTTTCCAGATTTACTAAGTCTGCTTCATCTTCCGCATTGAGGTTCTCCCATAGAATTTGCGCTGACGCAACCTCTAGGTCTTCCCACTCTTTGTCTGTCATTTCTGTCACCTTCTTCATTTTCTTCCTTTCGTCGTTGATGTTTTTATTATTTCACACCTCCCTGCATTTTGTCAAGTGCAGATTACTGCTTGTAATACCCATGCTTCTTGTAAAACAAAGCACGAGCCTTTTGTCTTTTACGGCGAGAGCGAAAACGCTTTACCGCATTGACTAGGAAGAAGAAATCCTCCCAACCAACTTCGGTGGTTCTACGGCGTGATGAGCCAACTCTCTTGAACTTCTTGTATGTGCCGTAAATAGCACTATCTGGTAGAAACTTTGCCATTTCTATCCTCCCTTCCTTGTTGATGTCAATCTATCATAAAGTGCAGGAAGATGTCAAGTCTATTTATCCAGATTGGGAGATTACATAAATCGGTTCACCAGTTGAGGGGTCGAGGCGAGCAGAAATGCCTACCGCACTCTTGACAACGCTTCTTGCTGTGCCAATGGTGCGTTTTTTACCTTCAAATGCTGTATGCATCGAACCCAGAGCGTATTCAGCTCCAGAACCCATTGCGTATAGCCCTGACTCGTCAAGAGCCCAGTCGTAGCCATTTCCTATCTCGTAGATGCGTCCGTGCACAACTACCAGCACGGAGGAGTCTTGTTCGCCCTTCTCCCCGTATTGAGCATCATCAAAACATTGTTTGAGAGCAGGAACGAACTTGGAGGAGATGAACTTATCTAACTTGACGCCGTAATCTGTTGCTGCGGGGACAGGAGGTTTGAAAGTATGTGCAAGAAGATTGACCGCACGCATGTCCCCTGCTGCACCAAAGATGTAGTGTCCATTTTTTACCACCTTGCCACTTTCCTTCGGCAGCACGAAGATGCGATTGTCTTCAGTCACCCTGCTGTCGTAGCCGATGACTGCCCAACCTTCTCCCTGGACGGCAGCAAGCGTAGTCAAGTTGTTCTCATCTCCCTGGAGCTGCGGCGCAGCTGTTGTGTATTTTTTACCTTCAGTCTTCCCAAAGCAAATCACGCAGCTCATCTTCATGCTTGTCCGCATGATGGTGTGAGTTGTGTTTTGCTGAAATGTCTTCTTCGTCAATGATGCGGTCTAAAGAAAGAACCGCAATGCAGCCTTCCTCCTCAAACATCACAACAAGTTTTGTTTCCCCATCATTTGGGTCGTCAATGATTGCTGCAACAAAAGGCGAAGCCCCACCATTTGAGTGGAACGATTTATCAACAATGCTTGGTTTCAACATAGGTCTACTGTACAACGGCGCAAAGGGTTTGATGGGGAAAAAGAAAGCCCCTCCGAAAAGGGGCTCTCTATAATGAACTGGACTTTAGACACCTATCTCCCTCAGGGAGTAGGGAGATAGATGCGATGGGAGGTAGAGCCCATCTCATCACGGGTGCGAGACGAGCTCCAGCAGTTCCCGTGGAACTCTAGGATAAATGATTTTTTACCTAGTGATTTCCACGGCGAGCGCCGCTTACTCCTCGTCTTCCTCCTCGTCCTCAAAGTCCACACCAATTTCATTTGCTGCTGCTTCAACGTCCCAGCCATAATGTTCCTTCAGGAAGATGCTCGCCAGTCTTACCGCAAAGTCATAATCGTCTTCGTCTTTTTCACGGAACTGTTCATCAAGAACAACCGTAGTCATCAGAGTGAAATAATCTCCAACGAAGACAACGTTCTTCGTGAACTTGATGTGGTCAATCTCAGGCAGCGACATTTTTTACCTCTTCCACTAGTTGTAGGAAACTATCGGCAGCATCGCTTTGCCAACCGAACTCCCCGTCTTCATACTTCGCAACAACTTCTGACCAATCGTCTTCAGTCATTTCTTCTTCTTCTGAAGAGTAGCCCTCAACGGTGCTCTTGTCCCAGTAGGCAACAATCAAAGTGTCTTCTGGCTGGTAATCCTTTTGCAACTGTTCTATCAGTTCCTTCACCAACATTTTTACTTCTCCTGTTCTTCTAGATACTGTGCAATCTCTTCTTGGCTAATGCCAGCGGTTCTGTGCAGTTTTGCCCAAAGTTCTCCCGTATGTGCATACATCTCCATAATCACAAACAACTTCTCCATTGAGTAATCTTTGTGGTTGCGGTGCTTTTCCAAATGCTTGGATAGTAATTGCATAGTTGCACTTACACCTTCGGTAAGGATTGCAAGTTCTTTACCTGTGACCTCTAGGGTTACTGTGTCTTCGTTCATTACTCCACCTCACAATCGTGTCCTGCGTGCCACTCGCTTGCTTGCTCTTCATCAAACATGTCGAACTTTCGTCCGCACTCAATACAGATTTGGTTCATCTCTTGAAAAACCATTTTCATTATGTCGTTCATCGTTTTCTCCCTGTTCTGAACTTATGTAGTTATTCTATAACCTTTATGCATTTTATGCAAGTTCTTTTTTATCGGCGTGTCGTGTGTCTCATCTCACACCAAAAAACGCCATTTTTGATTAACAAAAGTTTTGCTAAGGCGGAGTTATATAAGTGAAGGGAGGAACTAATGACGAAATACAAACGCCTTGAAAAAGGCGACCACGGCACGCTCTGGGCTTTGCTGGCTGACGGCACATACCAAGAAGCACGCTTCTGTTTCAACTACTACTGTGGCGATGAGCCCGCATCGTGCAACAAGGTTTTTATCATCTCTGATAATGACCACTTGCCAAACAAATACAAAGAACTCTGTTCTTCATGTATAACCGCAGCGGAAGATGCTGCACAGCTTATCCGCGACATTTTTTACAACTCCAAGTGAGTGCTGGCGGGTCTGCGTGTGGCGAGCGCAGACCTGCAACTTTCACCCGCAACATTTTTTACCTCCACGCTTTGGGGAAAGAGAAACCCCCCGACTCTGGGGGAGAGTCGAGGGGCTTCGGTGTGAAATAAGGGGGATTACTTCACAACCAGAACCACATAATCTGTGGTGGTCTGTGTGGCTTCATAAGCCTCAGGGAAAGCAAGTGCCAACTTCTTTGAGTCCACACCTGTTCGTGAACGCTTGCTCTGTTCAATTCGGATTTCGCCGTTTACGATACCAACTTCGGCATCTCCAAGAACTTCCTTGATTTTTGCTTCAAGTTCCTTCTTGGTCTTTTCCAACTCGGTAATCATTGTGCGTGTTGCCACGAACTCGTTGATAACTGCTTGGGTGTCTGCGTTGAGTTCTACTGCTGTGTTCTCAACTTCTACTGCCTTTACTACCTTTACTGCAACTGTTGCCTTAGACATAACTAAGACTCCTTTTCATTTTGTCATTATCCCGAACCCATTGTTGGGGACTTTTTGCTAGGTTTCCCTAACAAGAACTACATTACACGACCTTCCTGCACTATGCAAGTCGAAACCGCATCTTTTTTATAACATTTTGGTAACGGAATTAGGAGACTTCCGCAACCTCGAAATTGGCTTTATGAACCAGATTTCCGTATTCCTCTGCTGTCCAAGCCTCTGCCATAAGGATTGCCTCCTGTTCGGTATTTGCTTCCCAAACGGTGTGAACACTTGCCTTCACGACAACCGAATACTTTTTCATTAGTGAGAACCTCCAAACATTTCTGTCCAGCACTCTGGGTGAGTTCCTGAAACTATTTGCTCCCGCAAAGCCTTGTCCAACTCTGGATAGGCTTCTTGAATTGGTGCACCAAGTTCACGAGCAAAGAAACCAGCGGTAGGAACTTCTACTTCGCCAATGTCTCCGCACCAAGAACATTTTGGTGTTCCTACAAATACTGTTCTGTCTGTTGCTGAAATACCTTGTATCGCCATTTTTATTTCCCCTTTATACATTTGTCGCAAGATGCGCCGTGGTTATAGTCTCTTTCTGCAATCTGAAATGTCTCACCGCACAACCAGCAACCAATGTAAATCATTACTGGCTTGCGTGCCTTTGTGTATGTCGCCATTTCATTTCCTTTCGTCGTTTTGCCTTACAAGAGAAATAATACTCTTTTATGCAGGTAAGTCAAGAGGCGACACGCCGAAATTTTCAATTTCTTTTGCGTTGTTGATTTCGTCCTCAAGCCAAGCCTTTGCACTCTGTAAAGCCTCGTTGATGTCGTGGGTTATGCAATCAAGGTGCTCACCCCGCACATACAAATCAAACCACGGGTTGTTGATGTGCTGGAGTTCTTCAGCCTCGATGGCATCTGTGAATTTTTTATCTGTGTCGTATCCCGCAGCAACCAAGTCGCCTCCATCGTAGATACAAATCCCATCTTCACGGTTGTACCGCATCTCGCCATCAAGATAAATGTCCACCGTAAATCCATCTTTTTTTACCTCGCAGATGAACGAGCTGCTGTATTTGTAGAACTCTGAAGCTGTCTGTTCGCCAGGCAGCGGAAATCCAGAGCTCCAGGAAACATCGAAGCCCGTTGTATCAACCAGGAACATAATTGGTCGTATCGTCATTTTTTACCTCCGTCGTTTTGGTGAGGAGAGACCCGCCGTTTTCTTTGAGGGACGACGGGCTCTCACTTTTTTACCACAACTCTCTCCGCAGGTTTGGACACACGCTGGAAGGACGCATACCCGCTTTGAGAGGTCTATTGAGTTTAGGCGTTGAGCCTACCCACATTTGTAAGTTCCCCTGCTGCTGCTCTACCAATCTCTGATGCTGCACCAGTAGGGTCTAACACGCCACTAAGAACCGCAACTCTAGAGTGCCGTGCTAGTCTCTCAGCATAATGCCCACCGTCAAACGGTAGCCACAAAATCGCTACACCCGCATCGTTGCATCGAGCCAGCCACTTGCGTGCGTGCTCTCGCTCATCGTGAGTGTATTGACCATCTGAGACGACAACCAATAGTCTAGCACCGCTACCGTTCAGAAGATTGAGGCTTCCGTCAAGTGCTCGAAAAGCCTTGTCGAACTTCTCCGTGCCATCTTCTGCCGTATAAACATTGACATCTTCTAGGTGTTGTCCAGCCTTTAGAGTCGGGAACACATCGTTGCCGTAGTAGACCATCGCACACTTGCCCTGCACTCGGCGCACCGCTTCCGACATAACCCAAGCGGTAGTTGCCATTGGGTTCATCGCAGAGCCCATAGAGCCTGAGATGTCCACCATTACGCCAACAGTAAGTGTCGGGTCGTCGGTGTGCTTGCGAACTGTTCTACGGAACGGCTCTACTTGCTTCATCACGCCACGCTCTTTGAGAGCCTTAGCCTGAACCATCTGTCGAGTCCGTAATCTTCCTGGAGGTGTAATGCTTGCAATCTCAATCGCATCACGCTCACGGTATTTTGCTTTCTCTAACAACTGTGCAATCTGAACCGCAGCAATTCTTTCTTCGGGAGTTGGCTTACGAGTTTCACGCAAACGAGATGAGGTCTTTGAGACGCCAACACCTGTGCTCTTGTCGAACACTTCCTTTGCTGTCTCTTTATTTTTCTGACGCTCTTTAGCATCTGCTTGCTTGTCTTTTACTTCTTGCTCCCACTCCTCTGCTTGCTCTTGGTCTGCGAGCGCATCGGCGTTGCCAATAGAAATTACCGCACCTGCTTCTTCGAGTGCGTCCATCAACATCTTTGCAAACTCTTTAGACATACCACCTGAGCCTTCACCTGCTTCACCTGACTCAGGCTTTCCATCTTGTCCTTGACCATCGCCTTTTTCTTCGGCAACATCACGAATAATTTTTGCCCACTCTTTAGCAAGTGGATACAACAACTCCGCATTGGCGTGCATTGTGTGTGCCTGAAACTTTGCAGCAATCTCACGCAACTTCGCAATAACTTCAGGACTCATGTAAGCGTCTACCAACTCGACCAAATCTTTTACCTCAGACTCGTCGAGGATACCTGCGTCAATTCTTGCGTGAACTGTTGCCACAAGAAAAGCAGCACTCTGTGTGTTTGATGATGTCTCAAACTTTTCTTGTGCATCTGCAATCACAATGTCCATCGCACATGCTCGTAGAAAGTTTAGAGACTCAGGCATAGCCAAAAGCCCCTGAGCTTCAATACGACTTTCCTCCAAAAGGATAAGTGCTTGGTGCTCATCTTTTTCTAAATCTTTGTATGCCTTTTCCAAATCCCATTGTGAGAACTTTGCGTGGAAGGCTTCGTGCATAATCGCACCAACTGCCTTAGGAAACTCAAATTGTTTTGAGCGTTCGGTAAGGTCTCCAACCATCTCAGGTGAAATCATCTTGCCGAAAGCAATCGCTGTGTCTACTTCAATCTCTGCGAGCGCAGGGTTGTAGCACGCTGGTGCTCCATGTCCTGCATTAGTTCCCACATAACCAATTAGGTCGTGGCGCTCGCTCCACTTGTTTGCAAGTTCACCAATCGCACGCCCTACTCCCAACCACTCGGTGGGGGTATTGCTTGCACGGTTCTCGCTGTGCTTGATGTGTGCCATGTCTTTACTTCCTTCCAGTTTGTATCTCGGTGTCCAATCGAGTATTGCAATTCTATAATGAAAAGTTGTTGGGTGTCAAGTAAGGGGTGGGAGAGGGGCGACACCCATGAAGCCCCTCCCCCTCAACGAAAACCTAAACAGGGAAGGTTAGATTTTCGCTGGCTTGCACTCGGTGGCATACGCACGAGTCAAGACATCTGCCACAATCGGGCGGTCTAACTCAGGCGAAGCAGCGAGAAGGTTTGCAATAGCAAAGTCAGTTCCAAAAGTTTCTGCGATGTCACGGAAAGCAATTAGTTCACGGAACTGAGGAGACCAAGAAACTTCTCTTGCAAGTTGTTTCTTTGCCAAGTTTTGAGCAACTGTGACGAGTGCAGTAGGAACGCCCATCTTTCGAGCGAGCGCCCAATCGGTAGTCATTTCAACCTGCAAGGTGAAACGAGATAGCAGAGCCTCGGACAAACGAACTCCAGGTGCGTTTGGGTTAGTTGCAGCGACTACAAAGAACTCAGGGTGAGCCTTGATAGTTCCTCGTTCAGGGTTCGCTGTGATTGTAAGTTCACGGCGTCCGTCCATTAGTCCGTAGACGATTGAAAGAACCTTAGGGTCAATCAAACCAATCTCGTCAATGAAATACACGCCACCAGTTTCGGCAGCTTTTACCAAGTCGCCATCAACCCACTCGAAACCACCAGCAGGTGTCTGAACATAACCACCAATCATGTCGGCAACTTCTGTATCGCCAGTTCCCATCAAGGTGTAGACATCTGAATAAGCAGCCTCTACAAGTGCAGTTTTACCGCAACCTGGAGCGCCATACAAAAGTGCAAACATTGGAGAGCCCGCAGAACCTGCGAACACCTTTGCAGTTGCTTCACGAGCCTTGCGAAGAGTCAGAACATCTGAGTGAACGCCCCACTTGCGACCAAAATACTTAGTGCCATTTGGACGAAGGTAAGCCTCTTCACCTTCCATGTTTTCAACTGCAACTGCGTTATCTATTGCACGCTTACGAGGCGCACGCTCTGCACCTGATGCACGAGCAACATAGCGACCAGTTGGAGTCACCTTTGCATTGAGTTGCACCGAAGCATCTTCATTTGCAACCTGCGAGACAACATCTATTACTGTGTCCCAAAATCCTGCGCCAATCTCGGCGTAGCGTTCTTTTAGAGTTTCCATTTTTTACTTCTCCCTGTTATGCAATCTCGGCAGGAAAGCCAAGTGCTGTTTTAGTTTGGTTGATGCGATAAAGCATCTTGTTGGGTGTCTTTCCAAGTTTCACATCGTCCAAATCTTTTTTGGAAGTCTCGACGAGGATTGGTTCTTTAGTCATTAGCCAGCCACCATTTTTGATGCCATCGAACAACTGAACTGCAAAACTCAATCTTTTCTCTGTGAAATTATCTTTCATAGCATTTGCGAGCGCCTCACCATTTAGGTCAGTAATCGAACGCCATGAAAGGTTTGAACTTCTCCATTGTTTCTTTGGAGTAAGTGGGGTAGTGACTCGACGATACAAAGAGGCAGGAACTTCCTTGCCATCTACTGCATAGCCATCAGGTGTGATGATGATTTGCATCATCGCCCCAGGTTTGCGGAACTCCGCATAAAGTGCAATCCCTTGCACATCTTTTGTTGCATCTAGCATCTTGTTTCCTTTCGGGTTATGGGTGTCTGCTAGGACTTATTTAGTTATAGATTTATCATAGAGGAGAGTGCAGGAAGATGTCAAATCCAAACACCCCCCTCTAGATAACAATTTGATTACGAGAAAGCACCTGCAAGTTCAGGATACTTAGCGATGAACTCCTCATGCTTCTTTTGATTTATTTCCATTGTTGAGTTCGGCACGAGCACCTCATAGTTAGAGATGTAATCGTCGAAGCTGATTTCTGCAACTACATTGTCTGAGTTATCGTTCTCAGCGATGAGAACCATTTGCTTTTCGAAATCTGCAATCAAGATGTAGTGGTAGTCAGCACCATGTGAAGTGCCACCTACATACAAACCAAATCCAGTTTCGCTATTCCATTGGTCTCCAACTAACTGCGAAATCATAATGCGTGTTGCATAAGAGTCGTCAGACCAGCGTGGTCGTGCTGCCTCTAGTGCCTCAGCGAACCAGCGATTTTGTCCTTCGCCAGACCAATGCTGATACAAAAAGATTGTTGGTGTTTCAGACTTTGCCTTGAAACCTGCTACTGCTCTATCTCCCATTTGGGTTTGTCCTTTCGTCGTTTCTGCCTGTCTTGGCATTGAGATAAGTATTGCATCATCTTTCTGCACTTGTCAAGTCCATTTGCAAAAATCTTTTTCGGCGTGTCGCAGAAATGAAAAGTGAGCCTTTTTGTCTCGACATGCTCAGGTCGGTGTTCGGTAGGAAACGACGAAGAAACCTACCGAAGTTTTTTACTTCTCGAACTCTGTCAGGTCTACACCCAGGGCGTCAAGTTTGGCACGAAGCGCAGCTTCATCTGCGCCAGGTTCATAAGACTCTGTTAGAACACGAGCAACCTCAGGACGTGCCCAATCCGAAGCGCTCTCAATGATTGCCCAGTCGATGTCGTCCCAATGTGTGGTCTCCATAATGGTGAGGCCATCAGCGTTACCGTAGTTACCGTCTTCAGCAAAGTAGTTCAGCTTACGGACTACCTCTTGTGTATTTTTTACTTCGGTCATTTGAATCTCCTTCCGTTCCTAGTGTATCTGTTTTTTACCTGCGCTCGCCGTAAAGAAGGGGGCTCTCGCCCCCTCCTCCACACCGTGAGTTTTACTCCGTTAGTTCTTTGGCTTCCACATCCACTCGGCTTGCCGAGCCGTTGTCCAGTTCATTGAGGAGGTCGTATGCCTCCTGCTCCGAGCCTGCCTCAATGTAATAAGTTTCGGTCTTGGTCATTTGGTATTTCATTTTTACCCAATCAACTCCGAGATGTCCTCCATCTGTTGGACGGCTTCTTCCGTTGCCTTCTTGTTGTCGGGGCAGTCGTCGTAAAGGTCGTCTTGGTCGCCTGAGTCTGAGAAGTATTCACAAGCACGGCACTCCCAATCAAGGTCTAAATAGTCCTGATGTGAGTTCGGTATGTCCCACTCCTTAGTCATAGAGAACTCGCCGTTCTCGCCAGCAAACTCCACGCCCCAGCCTTGTTCTTCTTCGCAGTAGAACTCGAACTCAAGTTCAGGGTGTTGCTCGACCATCTTGCGATACGCACCTTCAGCAGGAGACCAAGCCGTATCAAAGCGGTAACCAAGAGAGCCTGATGATGGGTCGCCATTGGTCACTTCAGGATTACAAGCATCCCACTTCGTCCCCCACTCACGGACATTCCAGTCATACCATCCGTCGCTAGAGAACTTCATAGCGTGTGCCATTCGTTCCTCGGTGCTCATCTTGTCGTAGCCTTCAGGCTTGTAATCACTCGCACTGAAGTAAGCATCTACATCTTCAGGTGAATGAAAGTTCATAAATGAAATAGGGGCTTCGTGAAGTTTCTCATCAACAGCCTCGGCATCATAAGTCCAAGTGCCATCTTCCTTCTGTGTCCGCACGCCTTTGTAGTAAGTCGTGTAAGACTTTCCAGCCTTCTCCATAAACTTACGGAGGTCTTCTTCTTTTCCAGTAACAGTTACACTGTTGAATACCCAGTTTGGCATTTGTTTTCCTTTCGTCGTTTGGGTGTTTTTATCATACTAGAGTTGAACAGTTATTGCAACTACTCATACAGCAGTCGCAATAGTTTTCGTGAGCGTCGTGCTCACAACATTGTCTGCTCATTACTTTGCCTCAAAGTCCCAGCGAGCGCCGACCTCGAAGTCCTCGAAGTCATCTGCAATCCACTCATCTAAAGACTCAATGGCTTTCATTGCATCTTCTGCTTCGACTTCAATTTCATAATCTTTAGTGAGGGTTGCCCTCACAATAAACTTTTCCATTTTTACTCCTGCCCATCTTCGTCTTCGTCTTCCCAGTCTGCGCCTTGAGCAACAATGTCTGTGAAGCCTTCGTTTGGGTTTTCGTGATTTGTTTCTACTGCCTGAATGAATCGAAGTCCGCAAGAGTCTTCATACCACTGCGAAACTGTTTCATACATTTGCTCGGCAGACATTTCATCTGAACTGATTAGTGAGTCGTATCCATACTGGCGCATTAGTGCCATTTGCTCGTCATCCATAAGAACATAGATTTTGTGGCAAGTGTCGAATGCGATACCACTTGCAGTTTCAAGATAGAACTCCAAGTCGCTTTCTGCAACTACTTCTAGTGCTTCTTTCATTTTTACTCCTCGTCGTTTTCTTCTAAGCATTTATGAATCTCATAGATGCCTGGTTCTATTTCATCTCCGCACCAACTGCAATCCATCTTGAATCCTTTCGTCGTTTGTTGATGATGAAACTATTATTACATTTTCCTGCAAACAAGTCAAGTTTGTTTTATTCGGCGTGTCGTTGATGTCCAGGGGGCCCTGGAATTAAAGAAGAAAAGTTATTGTGAAGTTAGTGCAGGAAACCTGCTGACCTGAACGAACTACTCCTCTGGAGTTTGTTCCTCAATGGCTGTGCGATTTTTTACTTCCCTGGTTCGCATCCGCTTTGTGCGGCGGTCTTCAAATACCTGGAACTTCTGGTTCTGCACATAATTTCCAGGCACGCCTTTAGTCATCCGCTTGATGCGCTCGCGTTCCCGCTTCTTCTCGTCCATTTTAAAATTTTACCCCGTCAATGAAAAACGACCCGCCAAGTCCCATCGCTGCAGGTGCTTATTGGCGAGCCGTTAAATTTTTACTTAGTCCCTGGCTGCGTCAGCTTTCTCAAGCATCGCTTCCGTGAACTCCTCTGCGGTTGGTTCCCAGTCTTCGGGCTTATCCCGAGCCGTGTCCTCCAGCCACTCAACGTATCCACGCATTTTTACTTCACCACCTTCAACTCTTGTCCGATGCCGATACCAAGCTTGCCTGGTCCGTTGACATCAAAACAACTCTGACACATATAGGCCCACGGGCCCATCTTGGTCTGTGCGTCATAGCGTGCCGTCTCGCCGCAACCGAAGTCGCAGTCGGGTAGCGCTACCATCTCAGCAACCGTGCCGTTACTTAACATTTGAATACTCCTCCTTAAGTGAAGTCAACTCATCTACCCGTGCCCGCATTGCATTCTCATCACGGTTAATCTTTGCAATGAGGTCTGCGTACCGCTTGTCGCTCTTGCGGAACCAGCGTGCATGCCGTGTCTCACGGATACGGTGTACTGCGTATACCAGCAGGCCGAGTCCGAAGCCAAGGCTCACGCCACCTGCTAGAAGGATTAGTTCTCTAAATTCCATCTTGGAATCCTTTCGTCATTATTTTTTTATTGTATTACCTTTATGTATGAATGTCAACTATCCGACACGACTTCTTTTGCGATGAGGCTAAAGGCCACCACTGACGCCAACATCCCAACAACTAAGTAGAAGCTGTCTTGAGCTATGAAGACTCCCAGGGATGTGAATGTACTGGTGATGCCCAGGGCCCAGCCCCACTCAACTCCGAACCGTTTCCACAACAGAAGCCACATCGATATCGGCCACAGCAAAATCTGTAGCAGTGCCCAGACAACGATGACACCCGTCGTCGCGTCAGTGTCTTCCGACCCATGGTCAGCTCGAGCCGCCGCTACGTTCCAGAGTATTAATAATTCAATCATGTTTTTATCATAGAGCGAAGGGTACCCGTTGTCAAGTTACTGGCGGGTAGCTTTCCAGCTGCTGCAGTGATTTAAAAATTATTCGCTTCTCGGGCGAGCCGCTCTTCAGTTTCTCGGCGCTCCGTGTTGAGAAACCTATCCTACTCACCGTGTCAAGTCCTGTCAAGCAGCAAACGCGGGCCGCTGAGTCCAACATCCAAACAACTCACCGTCATCCAGACAGCTGTAGCTCTGGAGCTTGCCGTTAAAGTTATTTGCTTCTGGCTACCTGGCCGCCAACTTCAGAACGTGTTCTGAACTCTGGCCGTTCCACCTGGTGAGCTGGCCGCTGCGGTAAAAGTTATTTGGATGTTTGGTAACGAGCTGAGCTCGCCGCTCCGCCGTGAGTTATCCACAGGCCGTTAGTGAACAGACTTAGTTCTAACCTTGTACGGCAGATTCTATGATAGGAACTTTAGGGACCAGGCCGCTTGAGGGAAAGTTATTTGGATGTGCCGTCAGCTGCGGCAGCCTTGCTGTTGATGTCCGTTGAACATTTCGGGCACCGTTGGTGCACGCCGAGTTCGTAGGACTCGCCGCACCAGAAGCAATCCGTTAGTACTTGTTCCATCAGAGCATGTCATCCATTCTGTCTACCCAATCCGTTGGGTCTTCCTCTTGGTCACACTTGCCGTTTGACTTAGGCACGCCGTATCTCCTTGCCGCTTGACAAACCATTAATTACTAACTATGCTAAGCATTAGCATAGTTTGTAATTAATCTATAAATCCCATGCCGCTTATGTTGCGGACTGGTTCCGTTGCCTCTAGTTGCAACACCTTCAAGCCGTTGAGCAGATTCGCCGCTTCATTCGCCCGTGCCGTTACGCGGATGTGTTCGTCACGGGTTCGGCATTCAATGATGTCCGACTGCAACCGCGCCGCAAGTTGTGCAGCCTCTTCGATAAGTTGTTCTACCGTCATCATAGCTCTTCGAGCTCCTCCGCTGTTATCTCCTGGGACTCGACGGATTCGTCTTCGCCTGTATTTTTTACCTCGGCGCTCGCCGCAGGTAAAATTTGTTCGTCGTCTTCCTGGAGCTCGGCGTCAACAATAACTTCCGCATCTTGTATGGAAGTCGTGGCCGCCAGGAGCTGAGCTGTGTTTTCCGCGCCTTGCTTCAAACGGTTAAGCCGTTCCATCACAATCTGAGCTGGGGTACGACCATCCGTCACTTCTACATTGACATCGAACTCGAAGCCGCCCTTCACACCAGCACGGTCAAGGATTTCGGAGGCCGCCTTGAGACGCACGGGTTCTGACACCGCGTTCTCCATAAGCTCTTCCATCACATCAACTGCGTAAGGTGCAGATTGCATTAACTTCCTGCGAGCGCGTTCGACATCCTCGCCAGGCTTCCGTTGGGTGCGGAGGTGGACGCGGCACAAGCCGTCATCCTTCAACCGTCCCGATGACCAGAGCATGCAGCGCAAGCCGTCAATTTTTACCGTCCGACAACGGTGAGGCAGAGCGGCAGGCGCTCGCTTGTCCGACTTCGGGCCGCCAGCCGCTTGTTCCGCTTGCCACGCTTTAGTCGCGCCGATTACCCAAGGTGGTGTAATACGACACGCCGTTTCGTCGACCAGCAGGTCAAGGCCCGTTATGTAATCAGAGTTGTTGTTAAGTGGGTCCGTCAGCAGCGGCTTCTTTTCCGTTAGGGAAAGAACGCGCCGTTCTTTAGATTGTTCTTGCGAGCGAGCCGCAATAAGTCCAGTTGGGGTACCCGTCTGTGAATAGACGGCGTCCCAGTTCATTAACGCGCCGCGAAGTACTTGGCGGTTCTCGTAGGTGTCCTCGACAACGCCGCGCTCCATCTCGACCAGGCCAATCGCCGTTAGGTCGGGGCGCAGGTCTAAGGGAGTATCAAGTGCGGGTTCGAGGTCTTCCTCTTCCTTCGGTTCATCGAAGGGAGTCAGCTCGGACATTTTTTACCTCTTAAGCTTCAGCAGCAAGGGCGAGGTGGTCGTTCAATTCTTGACGCTTCTCCTGGAGGGCCGCACTGATAGCCGCCTTCTCTACCTTGGTGCGGTAGTCCTGGTTTGAGAGCATGTCCGTGAATTCTTTGATTTCGGCACGCAGTGCCAATTCTTTGTCAGCGTGGGCGCGGGCCTCTGCGATACTCATTGCCATCTTTTTCTCCTATGTCGGTGAGGTAAAAATTATGGAGAGCGGGGCCCGCGAAGGCCCCACTTCCAAATAACTTATTTCTTTGTTGCGGTCTTCTTGGCTGCAGGCTTCTTCGCGCTCGCGGCAGCTGTGGATAACTTTTTGGTAACTTCCTTTGCCGCTACTTCAGCGACACGCCCAAACGCAGGGTCCTGCTTGTTGATGTAGCGAAGGGCTACAGGAACAAGGGAGGCCCAGAGGGCGTTGGCTACTAGAAGCCATTCGGCTCCTGAGAAGTCGAGTGGGGATGAGATGCCAGAGGTCTGGCTGACAATCATTACTGCGCCGATAACCTGACCCGCAAGGTTGCGGAGGTACGACTCGAGCATTGCTTTGTTCATTCGGTTTTCGTCCTTCTTTCGAGGGCTAGATAGTTTTTACCTAGTACCACTAGGGTAAGGCATTGTCGGACGAATTTTTTGAAAAAGTTGCGTGATATTTACCCCCTTTCATAAACAACAAAATCTGGAAAGGGCAATTTCCGTGTGGAAATCAGGGGTCTAGAGTTTCGGACGGAACATCAAAAAGATGAACAAAAAAGTGTTTCTAGATTTCCGCTTTTCGCCACTCAAGGTAGCTTTTGATATAGACAATGGCATAAGCGATAGCCATCAAAATGAATCCATATTGGTTGGTGACTAGGGCATAGACAACCCAAATAACTTCGTTAGCCAGTAGAACCAGCCATCCCCAAACAGTCTTCTTTCCAACAAAGTACATTCCAGATACGCCAAGTACAGCTAGTAACCATGACCAGTATTCGTACATTGGAACCCTGTTTCTTATCTATCGTTGGCATCCATCTTGAACCAGTTGTGGTCTAAAACGGGAAGGTCATCTTTTACAGTTTGCTCAAAGATGTACTCCGTCAGGATATCACTTACTCCCCAAAAAGTTGGAGCGGTTGCTTCACAGTAGGTTTCACCTTTGACGACGAGTTCACCCTCCCAATGGGAGAACTTCCCATCCCAATGGACTTGTCTGATATTGAACGATACATCTCCATCAAAATGAAGTTTAGGCTCTTGCATTTTAGTCTTTCTTGTTTTCCCATTTGGTCAGGTGATAGCCACCATGGACTTCACATTTGTACCAAGTCAACTTGATGCCCTGCTCTTGCTGGGTCGTCAAGATGACCGAAAGTAGCGTCCCATGGTTTTTGTAAATCATCTTGTTCCCATGGGTGTTGCACCGATTGACTAACTCTCCCTTAAGGTTGTACGGCATTTATCTGAACCTTACTCGCTCGTTTGGCTTCTTCGAATTTCTTCTTGCGCTCCATGATTAGTCTCTGCCTCTCCTTCTGAACAGCCCACTCTTCTTTCGTCAAAACAGGTATCTTTCGATTACGCATCTGGTGTATCTGGCTTTTCAAGAATCGGAAGTTGTGAATAGGCAGTCTGCTCACGAATAACATCGACAGCTCTACGAAGTCCTAGAGAGTAGAGAGTCTTGTCAGAATCATCCATGCTTACTTCCCACTCACGAATCATCTCTTCCAGCTTTTGTATCTTGGCGTCAATCCAGTTATTGGTATTTGCTTCCACAACTTGGGTCACAGCCAAGAAAGCTTCAGGGGTCATTTCCCCACGTTGAACAACTTGTTGTAGTTGCTCAGTAATGTTGGTCGTCAATGAGTTCTTCATTAGAGCCCCGCAATACAGTCTTGGCACAACAATGCGTTATAGCCAGTTGACTCGTTAGCAACAGTCAATGAAGAGATGTTGATTGGAGCAGGCATTATTCTGCCCTCAGTAGTTTTGCACTTGGCGCACTCAATAGGCACCAGCCACTTGGCTTCCTTACCTGCATCAGCCAAAGCACTCATTCCACGAATCAAGGCGTGCTCAAGTCCTGCACCGTTAGTCTTTCTCAAGAACAACCGTGTGTCTTCTACCTCAATGACAGGCTCAATCTTCTTGCAGTCGCAGTCCAACTGAGATGGCTTACAGTAAACAACCCCAGCAGGAATTGTGTGTCTATTGATTGCATGACCACAAAGACAGACTCTTGGGTCTCTAGGTTTTCTGTCTTTCTGTTTCTTGTCTGCTTCGATGGCTTCATCTACAGAAACCCCCATCGCAGCTAATGCATCTTTGGCGCTAATCATTTGTTATCTCCTTCTTCAAACCGTTTTACCAAATCTTGGAAGTTCATCTCCGTTGAAATCTTTTCCTCCATCTGGTCCAAAATTCCTTCAACAAACTTTTTCTTCTTTCGATAATCAGTCCATCTGAAAATCCAAATGGCAACCAACACCGAAACAAAGTTGGCAAGTACCAACATTCCAAATTGAATCCAAGTCATATGCTGACCCTCCCTTTCCTAATGTAAGTCTACACTATAACACTAGATTATAATCTCTTAATTCTCAACCTAATTCCCTTATCGCGTAAGGAATTCGAAACGGATACTACCAGATTATTAGTTAAGTATTAAGTATTTATAGCATAGTTTTATAGTTTCACTAACATTTATTTCTTCAGCTTTTTTACAAAACTTTGTTAGTAATTCAACCTTCCTGCATTTTTAGTCAAAAAAGATACTAACACTTTTTTCCCACCTTTTTTCACCCTTTTTTGCAGGAAGGTTTGCCCAGAATGATGCTCTTAACGGAGTCGGAGGGCGAAGATTTCAATCAAAAATGCAGGAAGATATAACCAGATATCCACAGGAACAGTCCAAAAGTTATTCATAAGTTGTCAGCTAAAGGGCCCAATCGCCAAGAGCAAACCTCAAAGCGATAACCCCAACACATACCCCAAACCATAAAAACCAGACCCACTTAGGAAGACGCACCATCAGACTGTCAGCACCATTTCCTTCATATGTTCAACCCTTACCAGAGGATGAAGCCAAATAGAGAACCCAGCTTCCTTAGCCCCGACGCACCAAGAGTAGTCCTCACCTAGGTCCACCTTGAAAGAGGCAGTCTCAATCCCAATCTGCCTTGTCCGAAACCAAGGGCGCTCCATCTTCTCAAAGACACCAGCCTTAACAGCCAAGAAGCCAAACCCCACCCCATCTACTTCCAGAGGCTCTCCCTCTACAATAAAGTCTCGGCTATTTAGGGATACAGGATTTCCTGCAGGATTAAGGCGCATGGCAGAAATTCGACCAGTTCTATCTACGGCAACCATTCCAGAGACAATATCTAAATCAGAATCAAGCAAAGTCTGCAAGGCTTCCACCGTCCAACTAATGTCGGAGTCAATCCAGACAATTCGGTCATAGGTAAACTTTCCAGCCCCGAACCCCACGGCTTCCCAATCTGCCCCATAGGAATCGGTTGCAGTGTTTTCCCTAGCACTAGGAACAAAGGAAGAGTATTGGTTGACGAAGTGGTAGGACAACCCCAAAGAGTTTAAATAAGTCGTTGTCCCCATAAGAGACTTGACATACTCCTTATGCATGGAGTGTCCAGGGGTAGCAATCACCACGTTGTAATGAGGAGTCATAAATCAACCTTACATTAAAACCAGAAATCAAGAAATAGAAGTAGGCGTAAACTTATTACATAACCCGAAGGAGTTACCATGGCAGACAAGCTTCCAGAAGACCGTCAAGACAACTGTAAATACTGCGGGTCCCGTCGTACAGAGACTCAAGGCAATAACGGCAACCCACGTTGCCCTAAGCAGGGTTGTCCAGGACAGCACACTAAATAAACTTTATCTAATCGTTATAACCCCTCTAGTTTTCTAGGGGGGTTTTTCGTTACCATTGACGTATGGAAAAGAATGTCTTGGTAGGCGGAATGCGCCTTGATACCCACGATAAAGGCTCATGCAAGGGCGAGTACTGCACTATTCACAAGTTTTCAGACCACCATATGGTCAAGTGGAATCAGAACTGGCGTGGCGACCGTCAAATCATGGAGCGCATATGTGGACACGGTATTGGTCATTTAGACCCAGATGAAGTAGAAGGCGTAGCCAAGGACTCGTACCAACTCAATCACACATGCGATGGATGTTGTAATCCCTCTTCGCAATTTAATAAAGACCTTCGAGAGTTAACCAAGCAGTATGTAAAACCTGACTACCTAACCCCCACCTCCATAGGTCCAGTTTCCACAGGAACTCGTATAGATGTGACCCCTGAACTAATACCAGGAGTTTTAGAGGATTTAGAAAGACTTATAAGTAGTATTAGAAAATCATCACACCAAGGGACAGACGCATGAGCGCTATTGAAAAAATCAAAGAAGTAATTGCCGAATCAATCATGAAGCGAAACGGCTGGGATGAAGAGTCTAAAACCAGCAACCCAATTGAATGGGATATCACCCGTGAAGACTCTCAGTATCGAATGGTTGCTGAAGAGACTGACTATATTGTTGACTCCTTCTTGGAGGAGCTTGCAAAGATTCCACCAGAGTATATGGATGAGCAAGAGGAAGAGACCACAGAACCAGAGTCGCTCTTTGACGAGTATGGTCACATCAGACGCCCTCAGACCAATACAACTTCAGCATGTGTCTTTATCTTTATGGATGCAGGCACAGGTAAGCCACGTTATGTTTCAGATGTAAGAGAGTGGCTCAAGCGAGTGGATAGTTTGAAAGTTCCAGATGACACAGAGATTGAAGGAACTCTCTATCTTTCTTATGACATTGATGAGCCTTACATCGAAAGAATCGAATGTGGTGGGTGCGGAACAAAAGACATCTTGCTTACCGTTCACTCATGCGAAGAGACACCGTGTTAAGTCCTCGCTTCGCAAATCATCTTTTAAGAGAGTCATATAAAAACGGTCACCGTTTCCACATCTACCTATCAGGTCCCATGACGGGACTACCTGATTACAACCGTCCAGCATTTGCAAGAGTTGCAGAAGAACTTCGTGCTCAAGGTAAGGCTGTCTTTAACCCTGGAGAAATTGGACCAACCGAAAACATTATGCCTAGGGCTTGGTACATGCGTAGAGATTTAGAAGCACTTATGAAATCTGACTCCGTTTATGTCCTCCCAGGATGGGGTGAGTCAGAGGGAGCAAAGCTTGAAATCGCTATTGCTAAAGAGTTAGAACTCCCAATAATCTTTACCACCACCCCTAACGCAAAGGAAGTGAAAACGTGAGTGAATCCTCAGGACCAACTTGGAGCAGTTACGAAACTATTAGAAGTGAGTCTGAGTACAACACTCGCAACAAACTTGCAGAAGAAATTCAAGCAGTTGTAGACCGCTCTACCGAACGTGGACTAAACAATCACTTTATCTCAGGTTTAGAGTTAGCCCGAGGAATAGTGCTTGGTCTCACACATACCCCTACTAAAAGTCCAGGATTGGACAGCGATACGCTTTTCTAGAAGAATAGCGGAAGACTTAAACTAGTTCTCCCTAAGGGAACCTTCGTATTACACACAACAACAACTGTTTGGAGCAGACGTGGCTATTGCATTCTCATTTCGTCTTTCAGAAGACTTCGTTTCAAGTTTTAAAAACAAGACAGCACCATTTGGTTATCGAGATGCAGGCGGCAACTCTGTAGGAGAAATTACATTTCTTCGCACATACTCACGCAAGAAAGAGGATGGAACTAAAGAAACTTGGGCTGAAGTCTGCGAGCGCGTAACCAACGGTACATACTCACTTCAGAAAGATTATGCAAAGCAACAGCGTCTTCCATGGTCTGATGCAAAGGCGCAGTCATCTGCTAAAGAATTCTTCGAGCGTCTCTTTGATTTGAAGTGGACACCTCCAGGTCGTGGACTCTGGGTAATGGGAACTGACATTGTTAACGTCCAGAAGAACTCTGCTGCACTTCAGAACTGTGCATTTGTTTCTACTCAAGAGATGACAAAGAACAATCCAGGAAAGCCTTTTGCTTTCTTGATGGAAGCATCAATGCTTGGCGTTGGTGTTGGCTTTGACCAGCTTGGCGCAGACAAGGACTTCACTATCTATGAGCCACAGGGTGAAGATGTCTACCTAATTCCTGACACTCGTGAAGGATGGCAGGAGTCAACCGTTGCACTTATCAACTCTTTCTTGAAGGAGAATCAGAAGTCACTTGCTTTTGATTATGCAGACATTCGTCCGTATGGCGCACCTATTAAGTCATTTGGTGGAACAGCATCAGGTCCAGAACCATTAGTTCTTCTACACGAAGTTATTCGTAAGATGTTTACAGGACGAGCTGGACAGAAGCTAACACGCACAGACATTGCAGACATTGGTAATTTGATTGGACGTTGTGTAGTATCGGGCAATGTTCGCAGAAGCGCAGAGTTGCTCATCGGTCGCATCGACGACGAAGACTTCCTCAACCTTAAGAATGCAGAAGTTTTCCCTGAACGTAACTCATACGACCCAGAGAATCCAGGTTGGGGATGGATGTCTAATAACTCTGTCGTCGCAGAAGTTGGAACTGACTTCGCACCAATCGTTGACGGAATCGTTCGCAACGGCGAACCAGGAGTTCTATGGATGGACGTATCAAAGAAGTACGGTCGTCTTGCAGACCCCATCAACAACAAGGACCACCGAATCATGGGATACAACCCTTGTGCAGAGCAGTCCCTTGAATCGTACGAAATGTGTACGCTCGTCGAGACATACCTCAACCGTCACGAAACAAAAGAAGATTACCTACGCACTCTAAAGTTTGCGTACCTTTACGCTAAGACTGTAACTCTTCTTCCAACACATTGGGAAGAGACCAACGCAATCATGCAGCGTAATCGCAGAATCGGCACGTCGATGTCTGGAGTTGCAAACTTTGCAGACCGCGTTGGACTTCCCGTCCTCCGTGAATGGATGGACGAGGGATACGCTACCGTAAAAAAGTACGACGAGGTGTACTCCGAGTGGCTTGGTGTTCGTGAGTCAATTAAGACAACAACCGTTAAGCCATCAGGAACCGTTTCTATTCTTGCAGGTGAGTCTCCAGGAGTTCACTGGACTCCAGGCGGTAAGTACTTCATGCGTGCTATTCGTTTTGGAAACAACGACCCAATGCTTCCACTCTTCACACTTGCTAACTACAAGATTGAACCAGCATCAGAGTCACCTGATACAACATCAGTAGTGTTCTTCCCAATCAAGTCACTAGCAGAGCGTGCAGAGAAAGATGTTTCTATCTTCGAGAAGATGTCACTTGCTGCAACTGCTCAGCGTTACTGGTCAGACAACTCTGTATCAGTAACCATCAGCTTTGACCCAGAGAAGGAAGCAGAGCATGTCCCAACAGTCCTACATATGTATGACGGACAGTTGAAGACAGTTTCATTCCTACCTTCAGGAAACTTCACATACCCACAGATGCCTTACACCCAAATCACAGAAGAAGAGTACGAGGCTTACACAAGCGAACTTTTCCCTATTGACTTTGCTGGCGTATACGCAGGGCTTGCTGCAGATGCAATTGGTGAGGCGTACTGCACCACAGACGCATGCGAGATTAAGCTTGTAGTCGAGAACAATAAGTAGTAATATTTAAGAGTTCGCCCCCCACTCCACCAGTGGGGACAGACGACGGAAAAGCCCCCCTTTACAGGGGGGTTTTTCTTTTGGTACGCTCCTACAATGACACTACTAACGACAGACATACTGGCAGTAATTATTGCCCTTATCTCATCTACAGGGCTAATGCTCTGGACTATTCGAGATAACTGGCACCTGCGAAGAGAGAACCTAGAGCTAAAACGGTCACTACTTCGATACACTAAGGGCCGCTCAAACAAGAGCGACTAATCTATTCGAATAGAGGTAATACTGTGCCTGAAGCTAAAGGTACGGCAGCTCGAATTATCGAAGTTGCCAAAGCAGAGATAGGAACAATCGAAGGACCGAAAGATAACGAGACAAAGTATGGCAAGTGGACTGGCGTTAATTTTCAGCCATGGTGCCAATCATTTGTTTCTTGGTGTGCATTCACATCAGGACTAGACGCAAAGAAGTATCCAAAGTCTGCATCAACAGTTGCAGCAGCTGACTTCTTTAAGAAGAACGACCGCTGGGCAGATGCCCGTAATGATGACCCAACTCCTGGAGACTGGATTTATTTCGACTTCCCAGATGATGGCGTCAACCGAATTTCACACGTTGGTATCTGTATCAAGAACAACGGTAATGGAACCATCCAAGTTATTGAAGGCAACACTTCAGGAACTGCAAAGGGAGACCAGCGCAATGGTGGAATGTGTGTCGAGAAGACTCGCGCATATGTTAAAGATAATAAGTTAAAACTTATGAACGCAATCGTAGGCTGGGGTCGACCAGTCTATGCTGGCGAAGAAAGTCTTCCACTACTTTCAAAGGTTGGTTCATCTGATGCACCAGCAGCAAAAGCTGCAGCTCCTAAGAAAGCAACAACTTCTACACCTGCAGCTAAAGCTCCAGCAGCCTTTACGCCATTTAAGAAAGGTGCAAAAGGTCCTAAAGTTAAAAGAGTGCAGACTGCATTAAAACTTAAGGCAGATGGAGAATTTGGTCCAGGTACAGAAAAGGCAGTCATTGCATTTCAAAAAGCAAACGGTCTTGAAGCCAACGGAACTGTTGGTCCAAAGACTTGGGCTGCTATTGTTAAGTTAGGAGGTAAATGATGAAGAACGCATTGAAGCGACTAGGAGTTTTCCTAGGAGTATCTGAAGGCTACAAAGCTAATGCTATTGACCGTGACAAAGACGGAATCGTGCAAGAAGGCACACCAAGTGAACGTCCAGTCGCGAAGAAAAAAGCACCAGCTAAAAAGCCAGCTGCAAAGAAACCAGCAGCACCAAAGAAGAAGTAAATTAGATGTAGAGAGGCTGACATGAGGTTTAAGGATTTCGGGGAGACCAAGCAAACCGTCAAACTTTCCGATGACCTCGTGTCAGTTTCTACTACTTCATTTCAAGATTCAGCACACATCAGCTATTTGATGGAAGTAAACAAGGCGCATCTAGAGCCTTGGAAAACGACGCAAACCCCCACCGAATCCCCCGAGAACTATTTCTTTACGATTAAATACAAACATGTCACAGTTGGACAAGTTGTTCTCTGGCGTTTCAAAGATAATCCGAAGTCGTGTTCTATTAGCTATTGGATTGGCTTAGAGTTCTGTGGAAGAGGATTGGCCACTGCTGCTGTCAACTTAGTAACAACTTACGCATTTAAAGAGCTGGCTGTTAAGTCCATCGAAGCAATGATTCACGATGACAATGTGTCTAGCATTAGGGTTGCAGAGAAGGCAAAATTCACAAAATTAAAAACACTTACTGATTCAAATGTCGCCAGTGATTTGGCTACAGGGCAGGGCTTGTACACTCTTACAGCAGAATAGACCAATTTCTTAATTGTTACCGTTATTTGGTAGTAACGCACATTCCAAATAATTACGGAAAACTAAGGATGACAAATTGGCTAAAGCACAACTGCCTATTGACGGCAAACTAGGGAAAGATTTTAAAATCACATCCCCGATGGGTAATCGTATTCACCCAGTGACAAAAGAGAAGAAGCATCACAATGGCTCGGACGTATGGTCTGGACAGGAGCCATGTTGGATTGAAGCTCCATATGATGGCAAAGTACTCGAAGCAAGAAAGTCAACTGCTGCAGGTGGTGGCTTTGGTAACTTTGTAAAGCTACTCCACAACATTAACGGCAAGTGGTACACAACTTTGTACGCACACATGGCTGACGGGCTAAAAGTAAAAGAGGGACAGAAGATTGAAGCAGGAACCATTCTTGGCAAGATGGCTTCAACTGGAATGTCTACAGGCAAGCATCTCCACTGGGAGTTGAAAGAGGGAAAGAACCACGAATGGAACAACACAGGCAAGGGCTACATCGAACCGTTCACATTCTTCAATGCTGTAATTGCGGTGGAGAATGCAGCGGGAACTGCAAGTGTGGAGGCAAAGGAGAGCGACCCAGTTCTTCCAGCACCCGTTCACGGTCCTAAACCAGTAGTTGCAAAACCAGCTACCTCAGGAGCAAAAACCTACACAGTCGTATCTGGCGACACTCTAACAAAAATCGCTAAGGCTAACGGAACAACTGTTGCAGCTTTGGTAAAGCTAAACGGAATCAAAGATGCAAACAAAATCAACGTTGGTCAGGTTATAAAACTGAAGTAGTTTCTAAACACTTTTTACATAGGAAGCTCCTGTACTTCGGCAGAGGTACGGGAGTTTTTCTATTCTTCGAACATCTGCACTAATGTTTCTGTTTAGCCATCTTTCTACAATTGAAGTATCTATGTCTAGAAAGGACATCATGGCAAAAGCGCAATACCCTATAGACGGGAAAAAAGGTAAGGCTTGGAAAATTACAAGTCCCTTCGGATGGAGGATACATCCCATTGAAAAAACAAAGAAGCATCATAATGGCGATGACATATGGGGCTCTAATCCAAAAATTTACATTGAAGCATGGCACGATGGAACAGTGGTGTATGCAGGTCCGTCAAAGTTAAAAAACGCTGACGGCTCTCTAGGCGGCATTGGATACTACGTTGACATTCGCAGCAAGATTGATGGCAAGTGGTACACCACTCGCTCTGGTCACATGGCTGAAGGCTCACTCAAAGTTAAGACTGGTCAGAAGGTTGAAGCTGGAACAATTCTTGGAATTATGGGAAACACTGGAGCTTCAGCTGGAAGACATTTGCATTTTGAAATTGTCGAAGGCAAGAGTCACCGTTGGGACCTAAACGGAAAAGGTTTTGTTAGTCCGATTGCTTTCGTTGAGTCTGTAATGGCTTTCGAAAAGTTAAAGGCTTCTGCTAAAGAACTTTCACCAGAGGACCAAGTCTCCACCGCCCCACCAAGTCTAGATGTGTCAGGTCTTTCTGCAAAAAAGAAACCAGGGTCTAAGAAGAAATTGGTAAACCCAGTTCCTGGCTTTGGAGCTGCCCCTAAGGCAAAGAAAACAAAATAGTTATTGTTGGATTCCCCTCTGTCTATACGGACAGGGGGGTTTTCCTTTAGACTGGGTTTATGGCAACATATGAGTATAAATGCGACAAAGAGCATATCTATACTGAAATCAGAAGCATGACTGAAGACCAAAAGGTCACAGAATGCCCTGAGTGTGGTGGAGAATTAAGACGCATATTTTATTCAGCCCCCGTGCAGTTCAAGGGGCGTGGCTTTTACAAAACAGGAGGATAGATGCAAACCGAGATTTATTATCTACTTTGCTATGACGTAGATACAAAGAAGTGGGCTTCTGCAGATGACATGCTTGGCTCTCTAACTAAAGGTCAAGGACAAGTTCTTGAAGGTGAAGGCGAAGAAGGAAAGTTTCGTCCTCTTGAAGAAGGTCTAGAGATGGATATTGACTTTGACAATGTAGAGCTTCTTAGCGAATTTATTCGCACCCAGAACAATGCCTAAAGCTAAAAAGCCTCCTAGCCCCATAACTCTTGGGGTTATTGATGACTACCCAGAGTGGAAGCATAAAGTTCTTAAGTTTGTTGCACGGCTATTGTTTTTAAAATCAACAAATTATGTGATACTTGTACACACCATAAAGACAGAGGACGAAGATGTCAGATGACCTAGACCACGAGTTTCTTAATATCGAGTTTCGTATTCTCCTTGCTGAAGAGGCTATAAAGGAAGTACATGCAAAAGCCACAGCGCTTTTATCTGACATTGAAAAGTGGAAGCAAAAGTATGCAACTGCTAGTGATGAAGATGATTACTGGACGGCTGACTAGTGCTTAGACCTAGTTGGGACGACTACTACCTAGCAATCGCTAAAGCAGTGTCTGCTCGTGGAGATTGTGTTCGTGCACAACACGGAGCAATTATTGTTAAAGACCACAAGATTGTTTCTACTGGATATAACGGAACACCGTCAGGCGATGACCGTTCTTGTGGCGCAACAGGGCAATGTCCTCGTGCACTTGACTCAACTGCTAAACATGCAGAAGGAAATTACGACCTTTGCTGGGCAACTCATGCAGAATCAAACGCACTTCTAAGAGCAAGCTGGAATGACTTATCAGGCTCTACTATTTACATTACAGGTAAGCCTTGTCCTGGATGTTCTAAACTAATTAACTCGGCAGGAATTGAAAGGATTGTCCACGCATGAGCGTAACCGTTTACACCACACCAAACTGTGTTCAGTGCAACGCAACTAAGAAGCATCTAGACCGCAGAGAGATTGAATATAGTGTTGTTGACTTGACAGAAAATCCAGACAAGCTTGAGATGTTTCTTTCTCAAGGTTTGAAGACAGCTCCAATTGTTGTAACTGATAATGCAATTTGGAGTGGCTATCGTCCTGCAGAGATTGACGCAATAGAAAAATAAATAGCCATTGGGATGTAGCTCAGCTGGCAGAGCGGGGAGCTGTTAACTCCTAGGTCGCAGGTTCGAGCCCTGCCATCCCAGCCAAGCGGGTGTCGCACATTCGGAGGTGTACCTAGCTTTATAGGATGGGCTGGGAGGATGTTGGTTCGATTCCAACCACCCGCACTTTCAATCTCACACACTAACGCAGAGGTTAAAATCTTTATATAGAGTAAAGCACTCTAGTAAGACAAGCACAGAAATTGTGAGTGAGCATATGGCACTTCCAATTGCTGGTGGCAAGATAACTACACCCTTCGCTAAGCCAGGAAAGATGTGGTCAACAGGAAGACACGAAGGCGTGGATTTCGCTTGCCCCAAAGGAACACCAGTCCTTGCTTGTGCAGACGGCACTGTCGTTGGTACAGGTATCTGGGGTGGTGCTTACGGAAAGCACTCGTTAGTCATCAGGCATAAAGTTGGAGAGCAAACTCTCTTCACAATGTATGCACATGGACAAAAGCTTCATGTTAAAAAAGGTGACAAGGTAGTCAAAGGACAGCATGTTCTTGACTCAGGAGCAGAGGGAAACGTAACTGGTCCTCATCTCCACCTAGAGTGTCAAGCAAAGCCAACATGGACTAGGGGCGGAGGAATCGACCCAGCAGGTCTATTGGCTGTGTAGTTACACAAAGCAAACGGGATAGGTTGTTGAAACCTGTCCCGTTTTGCATTAGGCTTTTAAATATGTTTAAGAAAACAATAATAGGTATCGTTTGTGCTTGCTTTTTAGCTTTAGGTCTTACCTACGCTTTTCCAGCAAATCCCACTAATTGCGTAAGCATTTATGTTGACTATGGCTCCCTTGATTCAAGCCCCCCTATCGAGAAATGCGTCATTACCTCTGATGGAGGCAATGCTCTTGCTCTTTTAGATATTGCTATAATTAACATAGAGGGAACCCTGAAATACGGAAACGCTGTTGTTTGTCGTGTAAATGGATTGCCTGATGCCACGGTAGAAAGCTGTGAAGAAATGCCACCCGCAGAAGCCTACTGGGCAGTTTATGTAAAAGAGTATGAGTCTTTCCCGATTCCTTTCAATACTGCAGGAGAATGGGGATGGGCACAGACTGGCATTAACGAAGTGCACCTCGACAATGGTGATTCACTTGGCTTAGTGTTTATAGAAAATGGAAAGGTCCGCTACCCATGATTACTAAAACCCGCCCTTCAGAGGTAAAAGTAAAAGAAGAGCGTGGTTTTAAAAAGGTTAGCGTTCATCAAATAGTTGTTCAGACAATCTTTACTATCTCTGCTCTCTACGCTGCTCACTCGCTATACATCCATGTATGGCGTATGATGACAGGACACTAAGCCTCGGTCGTCTAGCGGTTAGGACATCTCCCTCTCACGGAGAAGGTCGTGGGTTCGAATCCCATCCGAGGTACGGAAACTATCCCTGTTCGTCTAATGGCAAGACTCTGGTTTCTGGCACCAGCAATTGAGGTTCGAGTCCTTGGCAGGGAGCACATTAAGGAGAACAATGGTTAATTTAACTCGCATTTACACCAAGACTGGTGACGATGGAACAACTTCACTTGGTGACATGTCTCGCACATCTAAGAATGACCCAAGACTTGAAGCGTTCGCTACTGTTGATGAAGCTAACTCATACATTGGTGTTGCTCTGTTGCATGTGCAGAACTACAACATTAGGACTTTGCTAGTAAAGATTCAAAACGATATGTTTGACGTTGGAGCTGATTTATGTACTCCAGTAGTAGAGTCACCAAAAGTAAAGCCACTTCGTGTAACTCAAGAGCAGATTGACTATCTTGAGAGTGAAATAGACAGTTACAACTCTGGACTTGAATCTTTACGTTCTTTTGTTCTCCCTAGCGGGACTCCAGCTTCTTCTCATCTCCATGTGGCTAGAACAATAGTTCGTCGTGCAGAGAGAGCAACTTGGCATGCAATTCACCAGTTTGGAGAAGGTGTCAATACATTGACTGCCAAGTATCTGAACCGTCTTAGTGATTTGCTATTTGTTTTGGCTAGATATGAAAATCGTGAGAATGGAGACGACCTCTGGGTTCCAGGTGGTCTATAATCAAAACATCGCCCTGATAGCTCAGTTGGCCAGAGCATCCGCCTTGTAAGCGGAGGGTCATCGGTTCGAATCCGATTCGGGGCTCTAAATAGACTAGACTCGTTACATGATAAGCGAGCCATACAAGGACATTCCTAAGAGCATCATTAATGCCCTAGAGGCAGTCATTCTTCCTGACGATTCTTATCATCAGGTACATAAGCGTCGTATGGCAAGAACCATAAAAACTATTATTGACCAAAAGCCAAAAGGCAAGCTCCTGGAGCTTGGAACTTCAAAAGTTATTCCGTTGTCGCTAGACCTGCTGGTCCCTGAACTTGAAGTTCACGTTACAGATTTTGACTTAGACCTACCTCAAACTGAGCAGATGTCTTTAGTAATAGGACAGCACAGGAGAGAGGTTCCTGTCTACCGAGTAGACCTCGAGACTCAAAAGCTTCCAATAGAGGACAACACTTTTGACATGGTTATATGTGCCGAGGTCATCGAACATATGGAACTAGACCCTATGTTTATGATTTCTGAGATTAATCGAGTCCTAAAGCCTCAGGGTATTTTGATTCTTACTACCCCCAACATCACAAGCAGTCGGGCTCTTTGGAAGATACTTCGTGGGTTCGAACCTTATTTTTATATGCAGTATCGCCATAAGCCAGCTCTCTACCGCCACAACTATGAGTACAGCCCTATTGCTATTACACAGATTCTAAAAGCTGGTGGTTTTGATGGTTCTGTGTGGACTGAAGACTCTTTTGAAGACGGTTTAACAGAAGATATAGAGAGATTAAAAGCTATCGGCTATCCTATGTCTAACAGGGGAGATAATATTTTTGTAGTAGCAAAGAAAGTAAACAAAGTAATCAACCGCCATCCAGCAGTTATCTACGCAGACTAGGGACGCATAATGCCAAAACAAGATGAAAAGTACCCAACAATCCATCAACTTGGTGGAGTTATTACCGATGTCCGTCGTCTTGTAGACCCTACAAACAAGAATTGGGGTGCAACGAACCCTTCAATTGGCTACCATGCTAAGAAAGGGTTCGTTTTAGCAATCCGTTCTAGTAACTACGTCATCATGGGAAATGGTGCTTACACTGTTACCGAAGGTTCAACTATCAAATCCCATGTTTGGTTTGCAGAGTTAGACCAAGAACTTAAGTGTAAGAACCTTCGTAAGATTGATGTTTCTGGTCTTGGTATTGATATAAACAGAGGTCTTGAAGACCCAAAGCTTTTTTGGCGTGACGGTGCTTGGCACTTTACTTGTGTGACAATGGAGCAAGGTCATACTCCTGTTGCTCGCATGGCTGTAGCAAAACTGGATGCTAAATGTACAAAAGTTACTGAATTTCAAAAGTTTAACGGCATTGATGCTGAACGTCCAGAAAAGAACTGGATGGTTCCTTATGAACCTAACGGAAACTTTGACTTTATCTATGGACCTAACGCAACCATTAAAGATGGCGTACTAACAACTCTTATGACTGACCATCCCGCTGTTTCTATGCTTCGTGGCAATACAAACCTCCACTTGATGGAAGATGGAACTTATCTAGGGGTTATGCATCGTACTTTTGTTAAATTCCAAACTAACTGGGTACCAACCACTTTTGGGACAACTTCAATACATTTGCGTAGCTATGTCCACTATTTCGTACAGTTTGATAATAAGGGAAAGATTATTGCCCTCTCCCGAGGATTTAACTTCCATAAACCAGGAGTTGAATTTGCTGCTGGTTTAGTGGTTAAGGGAAAGAATGCTCTTATCTCTTTTGGTAGGGAAGACATCTCTAGTCACATTGCCACCATGCCAATGGAGACAATCCTCCAATCACTACTCCCAGTCAAGTACTAAACTGGCTGCATGGCACTTCTAGGCTCAGGAGCCTCTTACCAAGAGGACACTCGAACATACACCGAAGACGGTGACCACGAACGTCACGCTCACTATGCTCCTAAAGACGAGGTTATGTATTCGCTCGTTGAAGGCGTCCCCATTATGGCTCTTTGTGGAAAGGTCTGGATTCCTAACCGCGACCCAAAGAAGTTCCCTATCTGCCCAACTTGTAAAGAGATTTACGAGGAAATGCAGAGTGAGTGAAGTTTCCGTGGTAGAGGTTGAACCAACAAACCCTGAGGAACAAAAAGTAGAAATAGAGTCTTTTACCCGCCTAGAACTCTGCGACCAATGTGGAGTGGCTCAATCTTTCTATCGAGTTGAGTTTGAATCAGGCTACCTATTTTTGTGCCGTCATCATTACATGAAGCATGAAGCAAAGATTTTTGAGCTTGCTTTAGATGTAGTAGACGAGTCCGACCTTCTTTAGAATGGAAGGATGACTAAGAAGTTTTTAGTAATCCCCGTAGCTGCAGCCTTTTTCATCTTTCAAACAACTTTTCCACTTTCTGCATCTTCTAAAGAGAAAGTTCAATGGAAATCCACCAATCCCCAATGGATTCAAGCAAACAAGTGGACAACTTTAGATTTTGATAACAAGAAAGCCATCACCAAACTTGATAGGAATCGAGCACTTTATTGTGCTCAAGTAGGTCTTAAATATAAGAAAAAGCCTAAGTATGTTAAGTTAAGGTTTGCTCGGCTACTTCCTGATGGAACTAGAGACACCACCGCCACAAACACCTGGGTCTTAGGTAAGAACGCTCCTAAGACTTTTCATGGCTCAATGTGCTGGTCTATTAGTACTAAACATCCAGTAGTCGTACAAGTGAAAATAGGCGGGACTGGTCAATACCAATCCCACCTACGTCAGTTTAAAGCGTGGTCTCCATCCTCAGATATCCCCGAGGACATGATGGATTACTCCTCTTCAGAAGTCTCTTCTTCTACAGAAGGCTCAACTATAAAATCTTTCTTAGCCATCTCTGCAATCAACAGAGGGTTTTCAATATTAAAGTTATAGGTTTGCTCGCCATCTTTTGGAGCAAGAGTTAGGGTTGCTTCTCCATCTCTCCAAACCACCTTTGGAATTTGTCCTCCAGTTAGACCTTCGACAATAGCGCTCTCTGCGTAGGCTTTTAAGATAATAGGGTTTTCTGGAGTATGGCTCCAGTTAGAAAAGTCAGATTTCATTATGCCTCCTAAATTACAGTAAAAGTCTACTAAACCTTCTTAGGTCTTATCTTGTTCTTCCAGTGGACCCTTTTAATTCTTTGGGGGTTAAAGGACCTGTATTGCTTTGAGCCATTCGGCCCCCCAACAACGTCAATCCACTCCACATCGAGCCTTGGGTTGTAGACATGCCTAACAAACTGAAACCGTCCTCTCTCGTCTCGTATAGAGAGTTCGGTGCCTTTAACCAGGTTTCTTCCATTTGCTGCCCATTCCTCGCTTATTACCCAGTGTGCTGACGGGTCATTCCGTGTAGAGATTACTGAAGGTTTCTTCTTGCGTCCCATACTCTATGATGCTTCTTTCTTTATTAAAAGTCAGTGTGTCTATTACAACTTACAATAGTAACTATGTCGTCCTCACCATTAAACAATGTTTCGAAGCCATCGCGTGACCAAATCAACGCGTTTCGCACAGACATGTTCGGACGAACCAAGATTTCTGAGCCTTTTACTCTATTCGATTCAGCCCATAGATACCAAGACAGTGGCGATTACAGCGATACCCACGCTACCAACGGAACCACTACTTACGACATCAATCAAAGTTCTGCTCTTCTCAATGTCACAAATGCTTCTGGTTCAGAGACCACTCGTGAGTCTCGTCGAGTTTTCCCATACCAACCAGGCAAATCTCTTCAGGTCCTTCAAACTTTCGTCTTCGCTCCAGCAAAGACAAACCTCCGACAAAGAGCAGGGTATTTCACCCGACAAAACGGTTTCTATCTGGAGCAAGACGGAACTAATGTTTATTTTGTAAAGCGTACTTCTATCTCTGGTTCGGTAGTAGAAACTCGAGTTCCACAGTCTGAATGGAATATGGACAAGCTTGATGGCTCTGGTCCGTCTGATGTGGTTCTCGACTTAAGCAAGGCTCAAATTCTTTTTACCGAGATTGAGTGGCTTGGTGTTGGCTCTGCTCGCATGGGCTTTGCTATTGATGGTTATTTTATTCTTGCTCATCAGTTCAATCACGCTAACCGTATTGATTCTGTATATATGACTACGGCTTCTTTGCCAGTTCGTTATGAAATCACAAACACAGGAACAACTTCAGGTTCTTCAACCATGAAGCAGATTTGTACCACTGTTATCTCAAATGGTGGCTACTTCAAACCAACCGAGATTTGGACCGCCGTTAGACAAAGTGCGTCTTTTAGCCAGTCTTATTATCCGCTTATTGCTTTACGCCTAGCTTCAGGGCGAACTGATGCTGTAGTTATTCCAGATGTAGTTGACATCTCTCCTAACGGTGCTGGTGACTTTGAGTTTGCTTTGATTAGAAACCCTGACTCTATTACGGGGGGAACTTGGGCTACACATGCTCCAAAATACAACGTCGAGTACAACACATCTGCAACAGCTATGAGCGGTGGAACTATTATTTCTCAGGGGTACTTTGCTTCTACCAATCAAAACAGCGCATCAGCAACAATCACTGATAGCAAAAACTTTGCTTTTCAGTTAGGTAGAACAAATGCAAACACTCCAGTAAGTGACATTATTGTCTTAGCTATCAGAGTTTTAAATGGTACCTCTTCAGCCAAATCATCTCTTGGCTGGTTCGACCTTCTATAAGGACGGTATAGATGCCTAAAGTAAATTTCCGTCCCATCAAAGATGTAGTTATCGTTGATGGTAATGGCGTTTCCGCAACTGGTCCCACAGGTCCTCAAGGTGAGCAAGGTTTACCAGGAGCTACTGGTCCAACAGGTCCCCGTGGTCTTGCAGGTGCAGATGGCAAAGATGGCAAAGATGGTAAAGATGGCGTTGATGGTCACACGGGACCGACAGGAGCTCAAGGTGCAACAGGAAGTATCGGTGCAACAGGTGCTACAGGCACTACAGGACCCACAGGAGCTCAAGGAGTTGCTGGAGCCACTGGAGCTACAGGAGCTACTGGACTTAGTGGTCCGACTGGCCCACAAGGATTAACAGGACCAACAGGAGCGAAAGGTGACCAAGGTGAACAAGGTATTCAAGGTGCTACTGGTGCTGTTGGCAGCACTGGGCCTACTGGGGCTGTTGGCTCTACTGGGCCTCAAGGAGTTAGCGGAAGCACTGGAGCAACAGGACCCACTGGAGGAGTAGGACCTACAGGCCCTCAAGGTCTTCAAGGTCTATCAATCACAGGACCAACGGGTGCAAAGGGAGATACAGGAAATGTTGGAGCTACTGGAGCGACTGGCCCGCAAGGTGCCACAGGTGCTAATGGAAATGATGGTGCCACAGGACCGCAAGGAGAAGTAGGCCCAACTGGTTCGCAAGGTGTAACAGGACCAACAGGTTTAACAGGTGATACTGGACCTACAGGTGCAACGGGTGCTGATGGCGTCTTCGCAACAACTTCTGATACTCCACCATCTAATCCTTCAGTTGGTGATGCATGGCTAAATTCTGCCAATGGTCTTGTCTATGTTTACTATGACGATTTTTGGATTGAGTCTGCTTCAAGCAACATTGGTCCAGCAGGTCCAACGGGAGCAACAGGACCACAAGGTGCAGCATCAACTGTTACAGGTCCGCAAGGAAGCACTGGACCAACAGGAGCCACAGGACCTCGAGGAAATACTGGACCTACAGGTTCGACTGGTTTAAATGGTGGAACTGGCCCCACAGGACCACAAGGACCAACTGGTCCACAAGGTTTGCAAGGTGAACAAGGAGAACGTGGTATTCAGGGTGTTACTGGCCCTGCAGGTCTTCCTGGTAATGATGGTCAAAATGGTTATGACGGAGCAGTAGGACCAACTGGACCTAGAGGCGCTACTGGACCAACTGGAGCAACGGGCGCAGCGGGCCCAACTGGTGCACAAGGTGCAGATTCATTTGTGCAAGGACCAATAGGACCAACTGGCCCAACTGGTCCTAGCGGAGGACCTACTGGTCCAACAGGAGCAACAGGTGCTGCTTCTACAGTGACTGGTCCTACTGGAGCAACAGGAGCAACTGGAGTTCAAGGTGGTACTGGTCCGACTGGTTCTACAGGACCGACGGGAGCTACAGGCGCAACAGGCCCACTCTCTAACGCCCCTGGACCAACAGGACCAACTGGTGCAAGTATTACAGGACCGACTGGACCCGCAGGAGCTACAGGTCCAACTGGTCCAACAGGAGCTGCAAGTACAGTTATAGGCCCAACAGGTCCGACGGGGGCCACAGGAGCAGGAGCATCAGACTTAACTGCATGGACTTCCTACACTCCAACTTTAAGAACAGAGTCTGGAACAATAACCTTAGGTAATGGTTCACGCCCTGCTGCTTATAAAGTTATCGGCAAGACCTGCTTTTTCCGTGCACAATTTGTTGTAGGTTCAACGACTGCAATTGGCGGTGGTGCAATTCTAATGGGTCTTCCTGTAGCAGCCAAGTCAGCTAATTACCAGTTTGCAGCAGTTGGTCTAGATAATGGCAATGCTTGGTATGAATATACTGCCAATGGTCTTTATATTGGTTCAACAATAGAATTTGCGTTTGTAGCAATAAGCGCAGGAACTGGGGCGTCTTCTCAAGGAGTTACAAACATTTACCCATTCTCAATGTTGACAGGAGACTACATTGCTGTCTCGGGTAGTTATGAAGTCGAGTAACCTTTTAAACCAATTACAATGGGTTAGGATTTAATAATGAGCGATAAGCCAGAAGAGCCAGACTTCAACGCATTAGAAGACCAGATGCGTATGAGTCCCATGGACCAAGATGCAGTTCAGATGCATGAGCTTTATCAGTCTCTCATTAGAGCAGGCTTTCGTGAAAAAGCAGCCCTCTACCTTGTAGCAATGATTGTCAACGAATCCATGGATGACTCCACTGGAATTACCTTCACCCTTGACCCCGAAGAGATGGATGATGACCCTGATAATGACGGAACGGAAGTCTGAAAAATCGCATCTTCAGAAGATGAGAAGGTCAGCAAAATCTTCACCATTCTCACAACATCAGGAGCCTTAGAGTGGGTAGGCGTCAACGAAGAGGGCGAACCTATCTATCGAGTGACGCAACTTTGTAAAGATATTTTTCCCGAGTTCTACGAAATGTATCGAGCAGAACTTAGCCAGATGGCAAACGAACTTTGGCAGATGGGAGTAGTAGAGATTTTATTTAATGCAGATGGCTCAAACTCAGTTAGCTTCACTAGCAACAACTACAGTCGCTACAGAGAACTTAAAGACCAGTTAAGTGATGACCAGATTAATTTTCTTGAGTCGGTAGTGGGTTCAAACCTGAAAGGTCTTGACCCCCGTCTTTAAGAAGATACTCAACAACTTCTTCTTCACTAGCGTCAAAGTAGCCAATCTTTCCGTCGATATACCCCTTAATTACTCGAGGGGCTATAAAGGACAGAATTTCCCTGCTTTCGCACACATTGCAAGAACAAAACGGCAGTCCACTTTCAGTAAACGGGTCAGCTTCAGGGCTTCCTTCTTCAGCGTCTACAGATTCATATAACTTGCCCATGTACTCCTCTAGGCCATTCTGCAAGTCTTGAGCCCACTCAGGGTCTCTAATCTCAAACTTCATAAATTCTCTCATAGAGCCATCCTTCCATAAACTTTAGTATTTTGCTATAGTCTCATCTTATGCGGGTTCGTAAGACAAAAGCCAGTACCACCCCTATCAGTTGGGATAGCGGTGAAGCTGAGGATTTACAATACGCTGTAAAGCTCTCTGTGATAACAAAATGCCCAGAGAAGTATTTACTAATAGATACAGAGACAGGTCAGGTATATCAAGGAAGTAATGAAGACAATCCATTTATGCCAACCTATAAGTTATGGAAAGCGGTAGAAAAATGATTTACGCACGCATCCCAGAGTACGACGTTTACGTCTTTCGCACCGAGACTGGACCTGTCCAGTGCTCGCTATGTTCCTTCGGGGACATGCTTGAAGCATTCTTTAGAGCAGAAAGCACTCAAGAAATGCTTGACCACCTCAAAGCACACGAGCGCAAGGGTGACACAGTTCCAGGTCAGATTTATGACCAGTTAATTGCAGATGATGCAAACAACTATCCAAACAACAGGACTGTTTAAGACTGGTTAGCAATCCAATTTGTAATCAGTTTGTGCCACTCACGAACATCTTTTATTGCTGCACCAAACGGGGCGTCATACGAAACGCCAACTTCAGCCTGATATCTTTCAACATCATCTAGGTCAACAATCTTCAAAATCCCACGGAATGAGTTGTTAGGGATAGACACGACCTTTGCCGTAAACCTACCCTTATCAACGCTACCTTCCCAGATAACGGTTTCCTGAAGTTGCTCGCTCATGTTCTAATGATAACGGAAGGGGAGTCCGAAGAATCTACTTTTTAGGTAAAGAGTTGTACCATTGGCGACCTTCGACAATGTTATTTACAAAGATAGGATTACCCAATCCTTCTGCTGCATACCAGTCAAACCACTTAGGCGGACAGTCCACAACGTCGCTTAGTAACGGGGCAAACGGCACTCCGTAAGCGTGTGCAACCATGCAAGCATGCATAGAGCCACCAAGAACAAATCTGGCTCCAGATAGCTTATTAATGAAGTCAATAATGTCATTGTAGTCTTCAACTACAGGACTAAAAAGTGCGTCAGCTTTTAGCTCATGTATCGAGTTTTGGTCATAGTCGGCAGTGTCTTTGATATGTCTAACCACTATAGCCAGACCATTAGGAGCACCTCTTACAAAAAGGTTAGGAAGCTCGTAGGCAGGGTCATGGGTTACATCAACATCAATGCCATGCTTTGCTAGTTCCGCCTGCGTGTGAGGGCCTCTAGCGCCTCTAAACTCACATTGAGCAAGGAGGTCATCATCTAACTCTTCCCCCCGCCATCCGCAGTTTATAAAGATTGGGGTGTAACCAGCTCGAAGCGTCTCATCTATGATTTCATTGCAGATGACTGACCCGATAAGGAAGTACATATTCTCAGGGTCTGCGTATAACTCTTCAAGCATTGCAGTGGGGTAAAGGACTTCTGGTAGAGCGTCGCCAAAGTTACGGACTTCTCCGTCTAGCTTCCACTCATAAATCATTCTTCTAGTTTACCCTCACTATGGCATTTACAGGAGCAATTGTGCTGACTCTCAGCGCTACCGAATTGAACTATGCAACTGTTATGATGCCCAGTACTGCACCAACCGAATAAAGACATTAATCCTCTAACTTAGAACGAGTACGTTCCCACATATCTAGTTTATGGATTCCCAGCCCGAATGCATAGCCAATTACAAACCCACACCCTAAACCAATCAACAATAGCTCCATTACCCCTCCTTTCGCCTTCTCCGTATCATAACGGAACGAGAGTCTGGAAAATAGAACTTTACAAAGTAGGAGATAATAAATAGACCCTACATTGGAGAGTAACCCATGCGTGCTGGAGTTCTTAATCTGCTTGTTTTACAAGGCAGTACGTTTTCTCGTACCCTGACATGGCAGATTGACGGCGAGCCAGTAGACCTCAGAGGGTATACAGCTCGGATGCAAATACGGACACTTCCAGTAAACGCAAAACCAGCCAAGTTGCTTGACAACCTCACTTCTACTAATGGCGGGCTTGTTATAGATGCTCCAAACGGCTCCATAACCATAAGCATGAATGCACTAAGCACATCCAGGCTTCCAGCAGGAAGTCATGTCTATGACCTAGAGCTTGCAACTGATGACTACGTTCAAAGACTAGTTCAAGGAAGACTCGACGTATCAGCGGAGGTAACCAAGTAATGCCCGACAATAGTTTTGTTTATGTCAACGACAACGCTTCTATTGAAGTAGTTGTATCAAATCAACAGGGCCCGCAAGGTCCTCAGGGTCCAGTAGGTCCCGCAGGTGGTCTAAGTGAAGGAAACATAGACGGCGGAAGTGCAAGTAGCATTTACGCACAAACCCAATCAATCAACGGTGGAACGGCAGGTAGCTTCTAATGGCTCAGCAAATTCAATTAAGAAACGACACAACAGCTGGCTGGGAGTATGCAAATCCAGTTCTTGCCCAAGCAGAGATTGGTGTTGACACCACACTAGGCAAGTTCAAGATTGGTGATGGCACAAGCAGATGGAATGCGTTGCAGTTCCAGAGCGCAAGCATTGCTGACTTTGTCTTTGCTTATGACAGTGAAGAGGGCAGCGTTATGACTGTCACCGACCACGACATGACTATTCAAGCTGTTCGTGACAATGACCCTGTCACTTCAGACTGCGACATCAACATCGAAGCAGCCGACGATGTTTGGATTCGTGCCTACGGAGATGAGATTGGTATCTACGCGGCCGATGAGGTAACTATTCAGACTAATAGTTACAGAGGAGACGGAACTGGCAGCGGTCCACTCTATGGAAGCAGAAGAGACTGGGTCTTTGATAAAAACGGAAGAATTACCTTCCCAGACGGAAGCATGCAAATTAGTGCTGGTCAAAGCCTTGACCCACTTGAGCCCTTCCTAACATGGGAAGAGCAGCGTGGTCATCTTCAATACCTAAACACACACTTTGGTTGGGACTCTGATGGTATTTGGTTTACAGGAGCTGCAGAGGGCGGAAGTTCCTATCCAATCTTTACAAACTCCATTATTCCACAAAATGTAGGTGTCACAGTAAGCTTTGATGTCGACATCAACTCCGAGTGCGCTGACATGGGCATTGCTATCTATAACGCAGGAACCACCCCAGTGTGGAACTATAGCCCAGACACAACAAGAATCGCTGCTCAGTTTGATTGCGTCAACCTAGAACTTAGTGGTCGCACCACTTCAGCAACTGCTGAAGGGGGTTTACCAGGCAACGGAATCTATACCGTTACCTTTACATACAACCCAACAGCATCTACTGACAAGGTAACTGTCTCCTACACGGAAGAAGGCTCTAACGAGGTTATTGCGTCAGTTAGCCTCAACGAGGCTCTACCTTCTGGTCCTTACCGAATTGGTTTTGCAGCAGACCAGAACAATCCAAGTGTAAGAACCTACATGTCTAATCTAAGTATCGTTACCTCCGATAATGTGATTGACGAGTACAGCGGTCTTAAGAATGGAGACTCCACAATAATTGGAGGAGGTTCCGCAAACCTCGTTGTCCCAACAGCCATCAAGGATGGCAGTGGAGATGACTTCATCACCTTCACAAGAACTTCTACAGGCACTGCTCGTATTGGCACTCCACAGGACGACCTATCACTTCGTTCTGCAAGAGATATCACCCTGATTGCTGGAGATAGCGGTCCAGGAAATGTCTACATCGGCTGGGGCGATGCAACAATCAGCCCAGATGCAACTAACCGAGTTGCAACCATTGGCGATATCCCAGACGCTGTAAAAACATACACCGCTAATAACGAAGCACGGTATGGAACTTACCAAGCACATGGCTTTACAGAAATAACAACTGAAGCGTCCACAGGTTTAGGTGATAATGTTTACACACTGGGAGGGGCTTCAAACGACACCCTTGTTAATTTTAGTGTAGGCGCAGCACAACACAACGTACTTAATGGACAAAACCCTTACATAAGACGAATCACCATAACTGATGAATCTGGCACTGTAAGGTTTTTAAGAAACCCTACTTATATAGGAACTACTGAAGGTGGTTACGAGTGGAGATTTGGATGCGACCTAACTCTTGACCTTCTTGACGCCACTACCTATAGTATGACCATTGAACATGGTGGTGCACCAATTGTTTGGTGGAATGCAGATAATGAAAACCCAACAAATGAAGATTTCTCAAACGGAAACTTTCGTGGAGCAAAGATTGAATACCACGCTTATGTAAGTGACGGCGGAACCGTCATTGGAACTATCTACATAGCAGATGATTCTGGCGACGACAACGTTACCCACATAGAAACCTCTAGTGGTGGAAGCGATACTGGAACTGCCGTTTTCTGGGATAGAAGTAGTAACAACGAAAAACAGCTCTCTCTATACAGAATTGATGGTGAATCAGTTACTCACAAGATACAGTGGACAGCCCAAATGTATTACGCAACAGAGTTCTACGACGACTAGGAGATAGAAAATGGCAAGAATAAATAAGATTATAGTTAGTCAAGTAGAAGGTAGAGACTCCTCTGACAAGCGTGAGCCAAATATCTATTACTATGATAATGATGGCGTTCTCACTCGGCACGATAACGACCGCGAGGCTAAGTCAGTAGTAGGCCCTGGTGTTCTCTATGGTGCTAACGGAGACAGTGCAGACGAAAGCGGTCTTAACACAATCAAGCTCATTCCAAATCAAGAACTTAATACAGACCAGTACCTAGTCATCGAGCCAACTCTGCCTGACCACATCCACATTCGTGCTGGTGGTACGCAAGATGAGTCTAATGCAACTCTTTATCTTGGTGCGGAAAGAAACGCTGTCGTAATATCTGATGAATCAAGGGCTGTCTACATCACTACAAGACCACCAGCAACTACTCAAAGTCTTGTAAATCTACAGACAGAAGATGGCCCACAGTTTGTAACAGCTGTTCCAGAAGGTGGCGTACTAGTTGATATTGGCTGGAAAGTTCTTAATGCAGGTATTGAATACACCGTAACAGGATTTTCAGCAAGTACCCCTAGTGAAGGTTTCGTAACTATTACTGCAACTGGGCTAACCTTTGGACAAGGCGCTGAATACACATTTTATTTCGAGGAAACATATAACAATACTTGGACATTTACCAACGACGGTTATATATCTGGCCCAGGAATGGGTACTGTGCTTACTTCAGGTATTGGTAATTATCAAGGTGATTTGTATCTTCAGTCAAACGATAACGTTAATATCACTAGTGGTAACGACCACAACATCTACCTAAGCCCAGGCACTGGCGGAAAAATCTTCCTTCAGCCAGCAGCAGACCATGTGTATGTTGGAACCGAATTCCCAGCGAACAAGGTTGTAACAGTTGGAGCTATGCCATACATTGCTGCTGCAGTGCCAACTTCTTCTCTCGGTCAAGCAGGAGATAAAGTGGGTCTTGTTGCAGACGATGCAAACTACCACTATTACTGCACTGGAACCTATAACGGAACTACCCACATCTGGAAGCGTGTCGCTTGGGACGCTGGAACTTGGGGAGTCTAACCCCTTCCCCTAAAACCCCTCTCATCTTCGGATGCGGGGGGTTTTTCTTTTAACGGAACGGGAGTCCGAAAAATCAAGGTTTGCAATTCCTGTCATACTAGAACTGCCTATTGGACACAGGCTCTGGAGGATTTATGTTTCGTAAGGTCATTGCTGCCGCCGTACTTTGTCTTGCTTTGACAGGTTGCGGTAAGTACACATTTGAAGATGTCTACCGCTACCCATGCCAAGACCCAGCAAATTGGGAATCTCCAGACTGTCAACCACCTAACTGCGAAGCCTTTGGTGTTTGTACCAAAGATGTAATGAAGGGAACCCCACTTTTCGATGAAGATTCAGAATATGAAAATGCCCCAACTACCGAAGAGGTCACCGAGAATGAGTAGAAAGCGCTACACCACAGACGAGCTCAACTCTCGACTTCGCTTTATTGTTGGCATCTTGCTAGCTCTTACAGTTTTTGGCTCAACAATGGCAATCATTTACGCGGTGACTTTTGTGACTCAGCCTCTTGGTGAGGTTCAGTCCGAGAACGACAAGGCATTCTTTGGTTTGCTTTCCACCACTGTTTCATTCCTTGTTGGCGTTATCTCAGGCTTTATGCTCAATGGCACCTCGGCTGCTGGCGTAGCTAAAGAGGAAGAAGAGAAGTAATGTTTACTTACTACGTTAAGAAAGTAACCAGAGTTGTTGATGGTGACACCATTGATGTCGACATTGACTTAGGCTTTAACATCTCTTACTCACAGCGAGTACGCCTTGCAGGTATCGATACTCCAGAGTCTCGCACTACTGACAAGATGGAAAAGGCGCTAGGTCTTGAAGTCAAGAAAAAGCTTGGTGAGCTAATCTCCAGTGCTAAGACAATTGTTATTAAGACAGAGAAGCCAGACTCCTCAGAGAAGTATGGTCGTATTCTTGGCTGGCTCTACCTCGATGGAGCAGAGACTTCCGTCAACGAAGCACTTATCGCTGGTGGTTACGCTTGGGGTTACATGGGCGAGACTAAGGTCAAAGACTTTGATGCTCTAAGGGCTAAGCGAGCTACTTCTTCTTCTTCTTAGGAAGTCTGTCCATAGGAATTTTTCCCTTTGGAATCTGAAACATCTCTTTAGGGTTCGGCATTGTCTTATGCTCGATGTATTCTTCTTCTCCCATTAGGTGATACGTCTTCCCACCATTAGAAGAGAATGCCCCAGAGTTACGCAGGCTCTGCCATAGCGGAGTTCCCTGCTCTGTATAGCTTGAGATATCCATCCACTCTTCAGGGTTGTCTGTAAGTGGGGTCAAGTTTTTAAAACGAAGTAGTTGCTCAAGCACACGGGTCGTGTACTCAGCACTTGCACCAGAGTGACCAAACTCAGCAAAGGTCTCAACAACTTTTACATACCAGTCAATAACTTCTGGTTCTTCCCCAACCAACTCCAACTCGTGGCGGGCATGCTCTCCTAGTTCGCTCATGCTTCTAATAATAGCGGAAAGGGAGTCGGAAAAAACGAAACCCGCCTCTTTCGAAGCGGGTCTCATTTTGACTAGTTTGTTGGAGGTTTTAGTCCCTTAAGTTTTGACTTTTCAAATGTCAAGAACTTTGGCTTTTCTGCATACCTAGCCCACTCATACACAAAGATACAGAATGCAATAAGAAGCCCAAGAGATATGGACTGCACTATGTAGTAAGGAGTTGGGTCAATCAGGTAGGTGCTCCAAGGGAAGGTGTACGCCACCACTGGGAACGCAATAGCATTCCCAAAAACCACAGCGACGACAATGCTCTTGTATACGTTTTTCATTATGTCTTTCCTTCTTTAGTTGTTTGTTTCAACAATACGAGTATATGTAATCTCGCTGTTTCCGTTGTCTTTAGCCCATCCACTGATAGAACGTATTTCTGTTCTGTCTCCTGGCTTACCACCAGCATGAATCATCTGGTCTGGGCCTATGTAGATTCCAATGTGATAGGCACTTCCATAGCTTCTGTAATTGAAAGACACAAGGTCTCCAATCTTAGGTTTAGTGACAAACTCGCCAGCAACCCTTTGTGACGAAGCACTATGGCGCAGGTCAATACCTAAGCGAGCGTATGTCCAGCGAACAAGACCTGAGCAATCCCAAGCGCTAGTCGTGGAGCCACTAAAAACCCAAGGAGTCTTACCTATCTGGTTTTTGACCAAGACAAGAGTCTCATTAAGGGTTTTGGTGTTGGAAGCAACTTTTTCTAGATGTGCAATTTCTGCTTCTAGTTCAGCCTGCACCCTGGCAGCCTCTGCTTCAAGGGCAGACTGTGTTTTTGCAGCCTCAAGCCTGAGCTGGTCTTTAGCAGCTTTTTCCTTAGCCATCCAGTCATAAGACCCAACTATGGGCTCGTCTGACTTGAGGACAGGTCCTACGGCTAATTCTGGTGCTGTTACAGGCCCAGAGAAAACAACTTCCTTTTGTACAGGAGAGTTGATTATCTCGGCTGGCTTTGTTACTACTCGTACTGATACTTCTTCGGTGCTTGCTGCAAATACACCAGTTTCTGTTAAAGCTCCATATGCTGCTGTGGAGCCCGTCATTACTAGTGCGATTGCACTAATTGCAATGAACCTTTTTCTTTCCATTTGGCGACCTACCTTTCCTTGGTAGTTAGTACTCGGTCGTTGAGTGTTGAGTGAGAGGTTCTCTCATCGGTGCTGTATTCAGTTATGAACCTCCAGCTTAGTGTGATTCAAGTCACAACTCAACTGGAGGTTATTTCAATCTATCATATAGTTTTCCTTAAATAACCCTTATCTTTCATTTATTGAAAGCCCCAAACCCCTAC